TTACCACAAAATCCAATAATGAAATATGCACCTTTTGGATATGTTTCCTGATATTCTTTTTTTATGCTGGCATTGCTTAAAAGATATAATGGGTTGTTTTCTTTAGTATAATAACCCCTTTTCTTGAACTCAGTGGGTATTTCGTCCCTTTCAAGTTCAATTATTTGACGGTCATATACAATGGTTTTATCAATGCCTGTGCTTCCAGCAACGCCATCATAATAGTCCTTTTTCTTTGCAATTATATACATTGGGTGACAAATTTAATTCTTTTTTCTGAAAAAACAAATACTATTCAAATTTATATGAATACGAATATTCGACAAATCTATCAACTTTGCACCATTTCTCCGTATTATAGTCCATTAGCCAAACAGTAATGTCATTTTTTACTGCAGCCATCATTAATCTTCTGATATATCTTTCATCGTAATTACCGTTTATGATGAGAAGAATTCCGGCTTTACGGTTTGTCATTTCTGAATAAAACAGTGATTGACCAACACTTTCTGCCCATTTTTCAGAAAAGTCAACTTCAATTGCAAACGTATCTGTAAGAATGTCAACTTCAGTTCTATCCCACAATGTAACACTTGTCGTGCCTTTAATGATTTCGGCAAATTTGTCTTGATAGTAAACTTCTTTTTGCCTTGTTATTTGCGTCTGTGACATCAAAAACACAGCAAGAACTATTAATCCCAAAAGAAACAAAATTTTTTTCATGTTTATTAGTTTTATCGATAAATACCAAATTATGGTTCTAACCGCCAAATAAATTCACGTAACCAGTCCACTTTTCTCAAAGTTATCAAATCATCGATTTTCTAATATCTTTGATACTTCTTGATTTCCTTTTCAGTGAGTGCGCTTCTTCTTCGTACATAATATTTTCTAAACAACTGTTTGTGAAAATAATTATAATGTACAAATCTCCACCACCAAGTTTTCCGATATTTAAATCTTATTTTCATGACAAGCTCCTTTCTTTTTAATGATTATACGAAATAAATTTGAAAATGTTACAAAATACTGGAACTTTCTGAAACGGTGACGAACCACTAACTGATATTGCTCTTGGGTACATTACTGCCCTCAGTGGTATCTGTGTCGGATTTGGATTCCAACGGTGATTGTGTCTCGCACCTGCGATTTTTTCACCGTTTCATTTTGGCACGCCCGGAGGGACTCGAACCCCCAACCCTTGGTTTTGGAGACCAGCATTCTACCAGTTGAACTACGGACGTATTTGTGGAGCAGACGGGAATCGAACCCGTATCTAAAGGTTGCAAACCTATCGTGTTAACCGTTGTCACCACTGCCCCAAGTATCTATTCTATTCAATAATTCATCTAATGTAATTGAACATCCTTTGTGTTTTCGAACATTTTCGTTATGTATCATTAGTTGACAATTAGCAGGATGTCTAATTATTTCAGAACTAATTTTGTTTTCAAATCCATATTTTATTGAAATCATATGGTCTCTACTAACACCATTTAAATTATTGCCATGATTTTTTGCTTGATACCAACCATATTTTTCAATTAAACTAAAATCAAATTCATTTGGATAATCGGATAAATTAAAATCAAATTGACATTCTTTATAATATTTTTGATATTCATTCAGATTTTTTCTCTCATATTTTCTTTTACATTCGATTGAGCAGAATTTTCGATTCCTATTTCGGTATGGTAATATTGCATAACACTCTATACAGAATTTAGGGTTTTTATTATATTCAATCAGTAGTGTATTTAATTTAATTTCTCTTGCATTTACAATATTTTTTATTCCGTCATTTGAAAATTTTCTTTCTCTTACAATTCTGTGTTTATTATTATGTGATGCAGCACAACTATTCGAACAAAATGTTTTTGATTTTACTTCATTACCACAAAATTTACAATAATTTATTGAATTAATTGTTCTATATTCGTTATAGCATTTCTTAGAACAAAAATGCCTTTGATTACTTTTTTCATTTCGTTTATATTCTGATTCAGACTTTTCAAATTCTTTATTACACTGCGTACAAACTACAATAATCATGTTTTTCATTTAATATAAATACATTAAACTTTGGAAAAGATTCGACTTGAACTCAAAATATTTGGTGGAGAATGGGGTAATCGAAACCCCGTCCATTGCGTGCAAGGCAATTATAATAGCCACTATACGAATTCCCCAAATGAGAGTAGTACCTTATTAGTGGTTCGACCATTATCTTCTTTGCAGTTCGAAATAATGCGCCTGAAGGTATTACTCCTTCACCTTTAAGAACACTCGGTACAGGCTACGCAGTCACCCCTGCTTTGGTCTGTCATGCGCCTCTCTCAATGTTAATAAACTGGTGGTGGCTCTCAGGACTTTTCATTACCACTCTTACTGCCCCTCAACTCTATCTATTAACACCTTTGTACGGATGAAGGGACTCGAACCCCCACGTTACTGTTACTTCGCAACACGTTCTAAGCGTGTCATGTCTACCATTCCATCACATCCGCATTTTCAAACATTTGCCACTAAACAGCGTTTGCTGTCTTTTGTTTGAATTTGTCCTCAAGGTGGGACTCGAACCCACACGTCATTACAACACCAGATTCTTAGTCTGGCTTGGCTACCAATTACAACACTTGAGGTATTGGTGCACTCTGAGGGATTCGAACCCCCGTAAACTTTCGCCTCTTGCTTGTAAGGCAAGCGTTCTGAACCAACTGAACTAAGAGTGCAATTTGATTTGTGCTTCCTGCAGGGTTTGAACCTGCGACTTTCTGTATGTAAAACAGACACTCTCCCAGACTGAGTTAAGGAAGCATAATGTTAAGTACATTTGACAAATGTATATGTTTTTGTAAAATGTATTTTACGTTATGGGGTATATTATCCCCCAAATATATGTTTCTGGGGAATTTATGCCCCATGTTGTATATTATCATCATATATTGTGTTTTTGTTGATATTATACAACATTTTGTATGAAATATCATTCATTATGTTTTGCTAATAAGTACTATCATTATCTCATAAAATGAGGGTTTGTGTTAGCTTTTACCAACATGGTAATGTATGATAAATCATTCAATTTTGTACTCGATAGGGGAATCGAACCCCTATTTTCAGGATGAAAACCTGATGTCCTAACCGTTAGACGAACCGGACATGGCGAGATTTTTGGTCTGTATTTGGCGACCTTGGAACTACTAAACCTTGATATGAACAAATCTCTGAAACCTTTCTATTTCATACCAAACCTCGTACTGCGTATGGGACTCGAACCCATGCATGTAAGATTGAAGGTCTTACGGCTTAACCATCTTGCCGAACGCAGCATCTGGATGACCTTGGGTACTGGCAACCGTTGCGGGTATTAAAACAACTCTTAACCCACTCGTGTCTGTTTCTCGTGCAGTTTTTTACATCGGTCATCACTATCTTTAGTATCATATATGGCACTTTTTACTGCTTTAACAGTAAAATTTGCCGAAGCCGTGGGATTCGAACCCCTTCTCCATCGTGACAGGATGGCATTCTAACCATTAAACTACGACCTCGAAATTGCGGTCTTACAGGGATTCGAACCCCCCCTCATCGAGCAATGCATGCTTGCTTTCCGAATCGTTCCAAACCGTGTACATCGGCTACCCGATTTACTCAGGGTAATTATTTATAAGACCGTATGCGGTGCTGAAGAGATTCGAACTCTCCTGATATCATGAGTGACAGTCATGCGTCCACGCCAAGCAGACCCCAGCACCAAATTTCCAGCATGTCAAAGAACTTCTCCTTTCAAAAAAAAACCCGGCTTGTAGGGAAGTCGGGTCTTTTCATTTAGAAAGGAGGTTGTATATGAATACAAATTACCCGACTTTGCATAGCGCATCCTCTACTGCATCCCATAATAGGACTGCGTTCAAGGCTACTGCCATTACTGATATGTCGAGCATTCTTTTCATTCGTTTTGAATTTTAATTGTTAATACTTTTTATTTAAATACTATTTGTTTTGCAATTATACGATACAAAGATAAAAAATGTTTCAAAATAAACAAACTTTTTTTCAATTATTTTTAAAAATAATTTTTCAAGTTTTGCAATCAGTTCTGTTTCAACATATTAATAATTGTTTTTGTTGTACCCATAAAACCAGCATTCATATCCTCACTTGAAGTATTGTCAATGGGATAATTTTCAATCCAAAGTAAATCGCTATCATATTCACCACCAACTGTCCAGATTTTGTATTTTCTTCCTTCAATATCAACAATGGCGTAAGGTCCTTGATATTTATCGAAACCCCTGACTTCGACCAATTTTAATTTTCCATCAGTTTCTGATTCGATTTTTTGTACTTCAGATTTGAGAGCATCTATCCATGCTATATCATCTTCATCACCTGCCCATTCACCAGTTTCATTTAATCTACTACCTTCTCGCATTCCTAACATTTTTTTCAATTCAATTTTAATGCGTTTTGCTGTTTCACCTTTCCATTGACTTGCATTTGAAAGAAAATATGAAACAATACTTCTACCTGAATCCATCATATAGTTATCATCTATTGAATTCAATGTTGACATTGCTTCAAGATATGGTTTTGCATATGGATGAACTGGTCTCCAGTCCTGATAGATTTCTTGAGCAATATCATATAATGGTCTGGTTTGTTCTTCATTAACATTTGCTTCTTCTTGTAATCTCATAACCTGATTTAAAGGAATGTTATAACCATTTGGGTCAATAACTGGTTCACTTTCGCCAGTTTCATTATCAGGCGTGTATTCTATTTCTAACCAATCTGAAGTTTTTGGGTTGTCTGAGCCAAACGCATCACGTACTTTGGCAGCATCACCCGCATCGTTTAACATAATTTCATAACCACCTGCATTCGAAACAGTATATGTGCCGTGTGGGACGAATTCTTCTGGTTCTTCCCCAAAAATTTCATTCAATTTTGGCTTGAATGTTTTATCAAGTCTGCTCATAACTTCGAAAAGTCTTTGTTTGCTATCTTTTTTCATAACATTTATTTTATATTAAATACTTGGCATATAATATTTCGCACTCCATCTGCCATTTTCCTTTTCATCTTTTTCTTTAATGTTTTTTAATTTTTTAATGGCTTCTGGAGAACTAATGAAATTTCTTCCATCAATTGTTATTGCTCTTTGTTTGTTCATTAATCCAGATGATAATAATTCCTCATAAACACTATTATTAAATTTTTGTCTGGCAAACGATTTATATGATTTTGCTTGGTATAATGCAACCATTGCTTCATCTGAAAGTTTGTCCAATGCTTCATCATTACTGGAAAGCATATTCATTGCATCTGGACTTGTTATAATTCTAAGTCTTTTGGGATATGTTCCAACAGTTGCTAAAACATAACCTGACGGTATTGGAACTTCACCATAACTATCACCCATATTTACTTCTGACCAGCCTGACCTTGATACTGGATTTCCCATTTCAGCAGCACCATTATCCATTAATTTAAAATATTGGTGTGTTTCTCTATCAGCATCATGCCAAGGCATACCAAGTTTTACAGCACCTGTTGATTTTTGTATTGTTATATTGTTTTGAAAGCCACTGCCAACAATTGATTTTGCCCAATCAATGATTTGTAACGGCACATCCGATGGCTTTACATATAGCTTTGCACCAGTACCTGCTTTGGGTTTGAAAGTTGGGTCTACTTTTGCCAGAACTTCAAAAAGTCTTTGTCTACCACCCCGATTTTTCATAATCAAATATTTATAATAAATACTATAAAGATATTAATAATTCCGGCACGAAAATTGTTTTATTTATTTAAACACACAAGATATGAAAAGATTAATCTTAACAATAATTGCATTACTTTTAACTGGTGCATTAATTGCACAAGTTAGAGAAAAATCCGATTACGAGAAGTATTGGGAAGCTAAAGAAGCTGCAAAATTTGGTGACACATTGAAGGTTGCAGAAAAACCAGAGTTTGATGACCTCTATTATAACGCTAAATTAGATACTATCAAACAGCAACAAAAATTTTTAAGACAAGAAAAAAGAGAGCTTAAAAAGGAACAGCAAAAAACCATCGTTAACAATTATTATTATAGCGATGATTATTACTATGCAAATTTAATCAATAGGTATCATCACGGAAGTTTTAGCTTTTGGTATAGTTATCATTACTCACCATTTTATTATGATTCATGGTATTGGAGTTGGAATTATGGATGGTATGACCCATTCTATTATGATTGGTATTATCCATATTATAGTTGGGGGTATCCATATTATTCACACTGGTATTGGCATCAACCATATAGGTATTGGTATACACCAAGATATCAAACAATTAATTACAATTATTATAGTTGGAATCAATCAAAGCCGTATTATAACAATATTGAATATGGTCGTAGAGAACGCCCTTCAACAATGACGCTTAGTCAACCAACAAGAAGAATCAGTGTTGCTCAAAATCAGACACAAACACGTACTGTTACAGCAACACAAGAAAGACGTACTGTTGCCACTAATCCGCAGAATAAGCCAACATATGGTGAAAGTAGAAGAACATATACTCCTTCTTACGAAAACCCACGTATGAGTACAAGACCAAGTTATAATAATACAACACCAAATCGCACATATACTCGTTCATCGTCAACTACTCAGACACGTACCCAAACGCAAACTCGCACAACTACTCCTTCAAATCAGGATAAACCGATTTATTCTCGTCCTTCTACAAATAGTAGCAGACCGTCATATTCGACACCATCTACTTCAAGAAGTTCGAACAGCTATTCACGTCCTTCATCAAGTACTCCACAATCATACAATAGAAGTTCAAGTAGTTATTCGAATCAAAGCAGAAGCAGTTCTTCTTTCAGTTCTGGTTCGTCCGGGGCAAGTAGAAGTTCGGGAAGTTCTTCATCCAGCAGTTCAGCAGGTAGAAGTTCAAGTGGTGGGAGAAGATAACTACAATAAACCCTTTTCGTGATACTTATAATAGGTATCGAAAAGAGATTTAATATTAAGACTTCCAGCAGGATTCATCGAATGAATGAAAATCGTTGCTGGAAGTTCTTTTTTATTATCAACACAATGATTAATAAGCCATTTTGCGCAATGATATCCTGTTTTTTCTGTTATAAAAGCATAGCAATCTTCAGGATGCTCTTGATAATTATAATGTTCATCGGCTAAATCATGGTCAAACGAAATCATTTCAGGCAGTCCATTTTCCTGAATATATTTTACAAATTCATCATAGCTGCGGACAGTTACCCAATCTTCCAAAAGATATTGGACATTATGTGTATGCTGAAAAGCATCTTCGGGATAACGGAAATCGTCAAGAAAAAGGTTGTATGCCATATTTAAAATTTAGTTGACCCGCAGGGACTCGAACCCTGAGACTTCAGAACCAAAATCTGACGTGTTACCAATTACACCACAGGTCAATGGGTGTTGTCACAGAACTGCCTTTACTTTCATTAAGTTATTACTTCACACAGCGTTACTCTCCACGTAACCAGTAAACTACATCCTGAAAGCCACGAACCCCTGTGAAGGTTTGCAGTTTAAGTGTTATTAGCTTTCGCCTGTAACAACATTGCAAATATACGCAATTAAATATAATTTCAAAGAAAAACGTAAAAATATATGCAATCACATATAATTTTGCTGACCTCGCAAGGTTCGAACTTGCAATCATCGGGGTCAAAGTCCGATATGTTAGCCGTTTACACCAGAGGTCAATTTGTCGTCTCGGCAGGATTCGAACCTGCAATCTCCTGAGTCAGAGTCAGCCATGTTAGCCGTTACACCACGAGACAATAATTAGGTGTTAGACGGGAATCGAACCCGCAGAAGCCTGAGTCACAATCAGGCGAAGAGAACCAATATCTTCATCTAACACAGTCGGGGTAGTCAGGCTCGAACTGACGACCCCCTGCTCCCAAAGCAGGTACGCTACCAACTGCGCTACACCCCGATAAAATTTTTTTTAAATTCCACAATATATTTATCAATCTTTGTTTTAATCAAATGTCTAAATCTACTGTGCCAATATTGATGATGTGTTGGACATAAAGGTATTAAGTTTTCGGGTGAATTATTTTCTTTATTATTATCATAATGATGCACTTCCACAATATTTGTTTCATTGCAGCAGACGCATTTTTTAGGATGATATCGAAAACAAATTCTAATGTATTTCGCAACACCAGTTAATTCATCATCATTTTTGTAATTAGGATTTGAAGTTCCAGACCGAAAATATGTGTTTGCACAAGAATGTGAACAAACTGTTTTTTCTTTGGGGTGTCCCGATTTTGTTTCAAATTCTTTATCACAAATAGGACAACGTTTTATTATCTTAGGATATTTCATGTAAATAAATACTTGAAAATTTTTCAAATCCCATTTTTTCATTAATTCAAAGAACTTATTTATCACTTGTTTACGTGATAAATACAATTATCGTGTAATTAAGCGATATTTTCATTTTATCGATAAATTCATCGATATTTTGAAAATATAGATAAAATCATCGATATTTTTGGATGAACGACTGGATTCGAACCAGCGACAACCAGAACCACAATCTGGTGTTCTGCCAACTGAACTACGCTCACCGTGTTGTCTGGGTAGCTGGATTCGAACCAGCGAACACGTGCTTCCAAGGCACGCCCGTATAGCCATCTGCGGAACACCCAGAATTTCAAAGAACAAAAAAACCCCACTCTTTTCAGAATGGGGTTCACAATGTTTAACTCAAAACTTCATCTTCGAAAAATTAAGCACATGTTCCCCATTCACCATCTTGTGGATGCTGTTGTGGCTGGGGTTGGATATGTACAAAATTCTTCATAACTATAGCAATAAATCTTAAAAAATGATAGTGCAAATATAGCACTTAAAATCATAAATACAAACTTTTTCGAAAAATTTTTCAAAAAAATATTTTTTTGTGAAAAAAAAACGCACCTTATATATGATAACAAGGTGCGTTTAATCTTTCTTTTGAAAAGTCAAGTCTAAAATTTTACATAACCCCTATCAGGCGATAAAATTTTAAAAGTCACATCTAACTTTATCTGACCTAACTTAATATCACTATTAAGCAATGACCCTTTCATTTCATAAATACTTGGATAGCACAAATTTTTCTGCATTTATATAAAGTAATAAGTATTTATAATAAATTTTGCTTTGTGAAAAAGAAAGAATTTATAAAAATAATCAACGAAGAGATTTCCAATTTTGATTTTTTAGGTAGTGAAAAACGTCTTCAAGAAGAAAACGATTTGAGATTGTTGTCGAGTGAAGATTTTCAAAAGCAATTTATTTGTGATTCATTACTCAGTATCAATGATTATAGAAAAACTGAAAGAAATAGAAAAATAAAAATTAATGTAACGGATGCAACAATTGATGGTGATTGGGAAAATGATTTTGGTGACGCATCGTACTTAACATTATTTTATGGTCTTGAAATTGAATATAAACATGATGAAACACAAGCACCTGTAAAATTTACATTGATTTTTGATTCAGACAAAATTTCAATTGGAAAGGGTGGTTATTATACACCTGCAAGACTTGGTGGTACACCTGATACTGATAGAGAAGCTGAAGGTGAGGCATATTTTACACATTTAGATTGGGATGATATTCAAGTGACCATGTGGAGTCCCGATGGTGATGAAATAGATTTCCTTGCATTTAAACATGCTCCACGCAACATTCAAACACTGTTTATTAGAGAATATACTGAAGGTTTTATTGAAAACAGAACGCTATCTATTGAAGACAATAGTAGTCGTTATAATAATATGTCAAAATCACCTTATTGTTAAAATGACAGACGAAAAAAAACAAATATTAGACAAAATCAATAAGCAGATTCTTAAATTAAGAAATGAAATGTTAGATAGATTTCCGGCAGTTCATGAAATTGAGGATGGCTTTATTATTCGTTTTTTCACCGATTGGGATAGTTGTGATGACAACACTAAAATAAGATATAAAAGAATAATTAACGTAAACAAACCAGATGAAAAGGTAGTTTTCTTTTTTATCCCAAAAGGTGCAATTCTTGAACACAGAAAGAGAGATTATATTGGTTGTATAACATGTATTAATGGTGGTCTTGAGCTTGAAATTGGGGATAAGACAGTACTTCTTGAAGCATATACTAAAATTTGCTTAGAAGATAATGAATTTCATGGCAAGGCTTTGGAAAATACTTACTTAATCACAACCAATAAGGTATAACTACCACTTTTTTAATCTGCAATGTGATTTTGGACTTCTTACCTTTGCTGGCATATAGCAGCCACAGAGTGCGCATGTATTATTCCTTTTTAGTTTATCACAATCAACACAGATTGTGATTCTTTTTTTTGCCATTTCTTCAGTTTCGGGATTTGGAAAAGCAAAATTTTTCCAACCATTATAAATTTCTGACAGTCTACTCATAATACTAACGATAGATAATTCTACCACCCTTACTTACAATAATATTCTGATATGGATTGTTTTTCGTTTCCCAATATATATTATGTAATACTTCAGATGATGTTAATGCATTATCGTAAATCCTTAATTTTTGAATTCCACCGATAAATGCTGAATCAAAATTTTGCTCTATTGTTAGGTTGTTTTTTCTTGGGTCTTGTACTAATATGTCTGCTGCTGTATAGCCAAATCCAGTTATAAATAACGGTATGCCAGCATTAAATATATCACTGGATTCAATTAAAATACCAATGTTAATAAATTGCTGACCAGTATTATCATTTATTCTGAATACACATTTCAATGGTTTCCACATACCAAAACCAGAATCAAATACTGTTTCGCTGATAATATTAATGTCAACATTACCGTATGGCAATATTGATATTTTTTTGGTTGCACCGATTCTGAAGAAACCAGCATCAAATACCGACAATTCAACTACGTAATCCCTGTTTGATAAAACTGAAACAGGATGATTATATTTAATATAATATGAATTTCCTGTTGTACCAGTAAATTCAATGCGCATCACTGTCATTGGAATCATCACCATTGGATTACATTCGTCAATACCATAAAATGTTTGACTGTCAGCACTTAACGATAAACCACTTAAATATGTGCTTCCTGTTGGGGGAATATAACATTCTGCCGGAATTGGATTTGCTTCAACAAAGAAATTATTTTCAATGTATGCTGTGTCTTGTCCCGTATATAATTCGTATGTTTGATAATCATAATGCCATGAATGTTTTAAGCCAAATGAACCACCGCCCCAGCTAATTGAATATGGGACACCTATTTGTTTTTCTTTGTCATTAATAAGTGCTTTAAAATAAAATTCGGGGAATTCGTTAATTGTCCAAACACTGCGTCCGTTAACGAAGAATTTTAATTTGCCAGTTCTTTGTTTTGCGCATTCAAGCAAATCCGGGTCTTCGATTATTGAATCAGGTGTGAATGTTATTGTAATCCATGTAAAACCAGTTCTTTCAATTATTGCACCCGAAGCGTTTGTTACAATTAAGCCGTCTTTATTGATATATTTGTAAGCCAAATGCTTGTCTTCAGTTAATTCGAAAGCAATTACATTATTTTTTATGTTATCGAGCGGATTGGGTTGTGAATATGTAGCTTCCATTCTTTCTTCAAAAACACCAAATCCACTCTTTATTGTTTGATTTTCCTGAATCGCATCCAAGTAATTATCAAAACTTGTTGTTACGCCAGTTGTTGTTATACCTGTCATTGTTTCGCCAGAAAAATATGGATTATATTTGTCTTCTGCACGAGCACCCATCATTAAGAAAATACCTTCTGAATCTGGATATAGATATAATAGTGTTTCAATCGTAATACCCGTATTATAGCGTGCCGGAAACAATTGATAATTAAATCCATTCAATTTAAAGAATCCTTGCAAATAACCACCTGCCAAATCAAAATAATTTGAAGTACCACCAGTTACTGAAGTTGCGCTCATTGGAAGATATTCCGTTGTTACCGTAATACCACTTGTTTGTCCGGTTGTTGGGTTTTGTACTTCATTATAACCAACCCTGTGCATTGAAAATAATGTGTCGTTGGGTGTTAATGTAAATCCGCTCCATATAATATCGGTTCTTCCGTTATCGAAACCAGTTAAACCGAAATCAATAAGATTAATATTGTCTGAAATTGCACCTGCCCATTTGGTTAAGCTAAATGCAGTTAAACCCGTATTCCAATCAATCCATGATTTAATGTTAGTTAAATCAATGTGTATTGCCAAATTGTCGGTAATTATGTCGTTTAAGCATTCTAAATTCATTTCGTACTGGAATTTAATATAAATACTAATGCTATTTAAATAGAAATGAGTATTTATAAAAAATGATTTTCAATGGATAAGGATAATAAGAAACGACTTTTTCAATTAATGGAAAGTGTTGGCGGGATGTCATTGAACGAAATTGATTGGGAAGGTGAATTCAGTGATGTTTCAAAAGAATGTATGAATGTTGAGGCATTGAAAGAATATCTCAATAAAGTATTGTCTAATCAGGAATTGCCTTCAGATAAAAGAACTAAATCATCGTTACTTGTACACAATAAAGCAATTCCGTTTGATGAAAAAGGAGAAATTGATGTACAGGCTTTTATTGATAACATAACAGCATACCCCCCAAATATTATCAGTCAAAACGAAAAAATGGGAAAATCTGGTACTGATAATTCAATAACATTTAATATCGGCATACCTGCATTGCGTGGGTTAGTATATGATATGGATAATAAAGAATTTTATATTATAAACACTTGTCCCGGTGCAGGTTCTTGCCAGAGAGTGTGCTATGCAAGACGTGGAAGATATGTTTTAATACCATCAATATTTGTAAAGCAAACAAGAATTTTAAACCTGTTGTTAAATAAACCAGATGAATTTAAAGAAATATTGAGGCGTGAAATTGAAATAGTGGCATTGAAAAATAAAGGTAAAAAATTACTTTTCAGATGGAATGATGCTGGTGATTTTTTCTCAAAAAAATATTTTCAAATTGCTGCAGATATAACACGTGAATTAAAAAGCAAAGGATATAATTTTGGCTCATATGCGCATACGAAAATGGGTGATGTTTATAACTTGAATGACCCTGATGTGACCTTGAATTTTTCTGTCGATGCTACCGAAAAAGAAAAAGGGAAGGTTGATTTAACGCAAGCAAAAACATCTGAAATAGTGTCCTCAGATATTTTTAATGATTTGTTTATTAGAAAAGGTCTGCATTTTGCTGTGGACGATAAAGGCAAATTAATACCAAAAGACGAAAACAGCATTGCTACATTAAAGCAAAGAATTGCTGATAAGTATAATGCAGACATCAATACCTTAATAATGTATGATGACTTAATAAAAATACCTGAAGGTTCTCAAGGTGTTTTTGATGTTATTGTATTGCCAAAAGGACAGGGTGATATTGCAGCACAAAGAAAAGATGTAAAAAGAACCTTTTTATTGTATCATTAATAAGTATTTATCTTATATGAAAAAGCAAAAGGATATAAAAAAGCTATTATTTGAAAACATGGTTAAATTAAACTCTGATTTCAAAGTAAATGAAGGTGTTTTAAATCGTAGCGAAGACGAGTATGATAGAGAATATCAATTAAAGGCTGAAAAACTTAAAGCCGTTATTGATGAATTAATGAGAGAATACGATTACGAAGTGATTGATACACTATATAGACTGTTTGTTGAAAGAAAGCCGAGAGGACAGAACGTTCAACAAGATGTTCAAATGGTAGCTGAAGAATTATTAAAAGTATTTACCAAGAAAAAATAATCATGCATAACGAAGCTGAGAATAAGAAAAATCCAAGATGCTGGTCATGTAAATTCTGGTCAAAAAAGAACGTTTCTGACGTATTGAAAGAAGTTATTGAACCAGATAGCGTTGATGTTTCATCACTTCAAATGCACGATACATTATCTCCGCTTATTTGGGATGAGAGCGAGAAAATGAAACCTGAAGTTAGAAAAGCATTGCTGATGAATGCTAAAAGATTCATTGAGTTTAGTGATGTTGAAAATCTTAAATTCAATGACATTATGCTAACTGGCAGTATGGCAAATTTCAATTATAATGAAAATTCGGATTTGGATGTTCATATTGTTTTGGATTTTGGACAGGTTTCAGAAAATAAAGATTTTGTCGGTGACTTTTTTAAATTAAAAAAAACATTGTGGAATGATACCCTTCCAATTCAAGTGAAAGGACATGACGTTGAAATGTATTTTCAAGACAGTGCTGAACCACATCATGCATCGGGCACATATTCGCTATATAGAAATGAATGGATTAATAAGCCAACAAAGAAGATTGTAAATATTGATACTGCAGATGTTCAATTAAAATCTGCCGATTATATGAATGCAATTGATGATTTGGAAAAGCATGCTAATAGCGAAGATTTTTTGAAAAAATATGAAAAAATTAAGGATAAGGTAAAAAAATATAGACAGACCGGACTTGATAGAGCGGGTGAATACTCAGTTGAAAATCTCGTTTTTAAAGTTTTAAGAAATACCGGATATCTTGGTAAAATGATTGAACTTAAAAACGAATACTTAACACAAGAATTAAGTTTAAAGGAATTTATTGACAACGAATTATGAAAATTATAGTCACAAAAGAGCAATTAGCCGAGTTTGTTGAAAAGAAGAAAGCCGAAAAGGTTTTTTATGAGATTGTTGAAAATTTGCATAAAAATGCAAAATTTTTGAACGAAAGCATTTCACATAAGAAAGCTAACCAGTCTGTCATTGAAAATTACAAGAGAAAAAAATTAATAACCCCAAGGGTATATGAAATGCTTGTTAAGCACAAAATCATAAACGAAAACTATGAAATAATATGAGTTTAGTATTTTTTTGTTCTTAATTAAGTATTTATAAAAAAATGTAAAGTACATAATAGCTATTATAAAAATATAAAAATGAAGAATCATAGTTCAAAAGAAGCTTATTTCGAAAGGCTAAAAAACTTAGCAGAAGTAAACAAAGTTTCTGTAAAAGAATCAAAAACACGTAATTTGGGTACTTTAATTGATTATAAAAGAGCAGCAGACGGTGTTGCTTATGGCATTATCAAAGAAAACCATCACTACTATGTCAAAAAGGCTGGTTTAAAACAAGACCCAAATGTTGCTGATTTTGCATATATCGGTGGGTTGGCAAACATCACTGAATTCCAATACAAATCGTTGGCAGAAGCTGATAAGAATAGAAATATGTTATTTGCAACCATCAATGAAAGTGTTGGCAGCAAGTTAAACAAAAATGGTAGCAAGCTTTTAAAAGAAGATGTTGCTGGGCAAGAAATTGACCAAGCTGCAAGTAAAGTAGCTGATTTAGACGCTGCTACCGCAGACGCTGCTGCTGCAGATGCAAGTGGCGATGCAATGGCTGCTGCTGATGCTGCAGGTGATGCTGAAATGGCTGCTGGTTTAGATGCTGAACCTGCTGCTGGTGAAGAAGTTTCAGCAGAACCCGCTCCTGAAGGTGGTGAAGAAGCTCCTGCTGAAATGCCAGCACCAGAAGGTGGCGAAGAAGAAGTTCCTGCTGAACCTGCTCCTGAAGGTGGTGAAGAAGAAATTCCCGGAGAAGAACCGGAAGGCGATGCTGCTGCAGATGCAACATCTCCTGAAGATGAAAAAAGTCTTACAGTAAAAGAAATTGAAAAAACGCTTGGTAAATTAACTGGTAAAATCAGAAAAACTGAATTAGAACCAAGCGAAGTCAAATCATATGTTAACTCATTCCTTGCTTCATTTAAAGACAAATTCGATGAAATTGAAATCGAAGACAGAAAAGCAATGGCAGACAAAATCCTCAAAGTTGTTCCTGATGATGAAGTTGAAGATTTAGGACAAAATGTTGAAGCAGGTGAAGAAGCTGCTGGCATTGAAGAAGAAGGTGTTTGTGCAGAATGTGGTGGTTTCGGTAGATATGCCGAATCAAGAGGCTATACCAAAGAATCTATTATGGAATGTGGCGAAGAAGAAATGGGTAGTTTGGTTAGTGGATATGCAAATGCATATAATGATGGTCAGAATGATGGCGACTTTAAAATGGTGGCGTTATTATTGAATCCCGAAATGCTTGAAAAATTAAAAGGTGATTATGGTCATGATGAATATGCAGAAAAACTTACTCCTTATGTTAATCAAATGAGCGAATCCAGTGAAGAAGACAAATTAGCTCAAATGAATGAACTTTGGGGTGGTTTGGGTGCTTTAGGTAAAGCAGCAGGTGCTGGTATTAAAAAAGGTGCTCAAGCAGTAGGTGGTGCAATTCAAAAAGGCGCACAAGCTGTTGGTCAAGCTGCACAGGCAGGTGCTGAAAAAGTTGGTCAAGCATATCAGGCAGGTAAAGAAAAGGTTGGTCAAGCTGCAACTGCAATTAAGCAAACATATCACGCAGGTGAAGTTCCGGGTGAAATCAAAAAACTTGAAACCATTGCTGCTGATTTAGGAAAACAGATTGCTGCATTAAATACCAGATTACAGAAAGCTGGTCAGCAACCAGTCAACATAAAAAGTATTTTAGCAACAATACAAAATCAAGTCGGTGCAAAAGGTAGTGCAAGTTTAGGTAAATATGGTATGGCTGCTGAAGGTACAGACCCAGCTAATGTTGAAGTTCAACCGGAAATGTTGAAAGAAGACGATGAAGTTGAAGAACCTGAAGGCGAAGAAGGAAAAGAAGAAGTTGGTTTCGCTGCAGATGCTGATGTTCTTGGCGCAGGTATTGCAAAACCAGATAGTGCTGAAGTTGAAATTGAAGAACCTGAAACTGAAAGTGGTGGAAAAGAAATTGAAATTAAAGATTCAACAGTAAACATTACTGTGAATGAAACAAAAAAGCAAAAAAAAGCCACAATGAGTGAATCTGAAGCAAAACTTAGAAAGTACATTCGTGCACGTTTACAGGAAAAGGTTGGTTTAAGGAAAGCGGTTTTGAATGAAAGCGAAAAATCACCAACAATAAAGAAACTTGATGCAATGATTGATAAACAATTCAAATTGTATGAATCTGTTGACGAAGGTTTTGGTGAAAAAATAACAGGAATGATGAACAAATTCAATCAAAGTGTTGAAGGTAAATTAAGAAAGCAAAAAGAATTGAAAGCAAGTATTGATGCTGACCCAAATCTTTCAAGAAGCGCATTGAAAAAAGCATATTCTTCTGAAATCATGTACAATGGTGGATTGGGAATTATGATTGATAGAGCAGCATTCCAAGATGTAATAAATGTTGCAAAACAAGCAGCAAATGACCCTGATGGATTAGGTAAAGTAAGTTCACAAGCAGGTAAGCTTATTTATATTCCCGCAAACAGAGCATAAAAAAATATTTAAGAAAATAAGAACCCGACTCAAAAAAAGTCGGGTTTTTTTGTAACAAATTTAATTCTTTATCGTATAATGCCGTATGAAAAGTAATATTAGAGAATACGACAGAATTAAATTTTTCAGAGGAAGTAAAAGGAAAAATGCTGAAATGGTGAGACTTGCAGAAGCACATCTCGATTTTGAATATCGTAGATTGCTAATACAAGAAAACGAACTTGACCTTCACGTGGCATTCAGCAAAATGATTGTTTGGAATTGGATTTCATGGATACTTCTGATACTTTCCATATTTTTCACAGAAAATCCAACAATCTTTTATGGATTAATGTTCGCATCCCTAACGTCACAAATTTTTTCATATAAAAATAAAAAACATTTCAAATTTGTCTTCAGAGCATACAATCTTGCACTTCTATTCGTTGATGCTGTAATAAAAAACGAATATGGTATTACAATGCCCGAAATATAATTTTTCGAACGGGTTTTTGTAGTATTTATGAAAAAATCGTGATATGAAAGATGAAGATTCAAAATTAAAATTAATTTTCATATTGAAAATTGGTTATAATTCAAAAGGCGAGGGGTTATATGAATTCATTTTTTCGGAAAATCCAGAAAATATTGATGTTGAAGGATGGTGCTGGGATATTTCACCCGCATGTGACAACGCATTACCGCCAACCGAAAAATATGTTAACGAAGTTTATAGTTTAAAAACAAGTACGTTTGATTTATTTTGCTTACATGAGGCTGTTGATAGAGAATACATGCATGGCTATCATACTATTCATGCGCTTGCATATGAAATTGAAAAACAGGTTGATGAAACTAATGACAGCAAGTATGGCGATTATGAAAAGATGTTTGAAAAAGAAGACGATGATTTGCCATTAATGGTATTTCATTATGGTATGACGCTTGGAAAAGTTAAAGAGATTTTAAATACAAGGAAAATTGTTCTGAAAAATAACGAATTTATTGAAGTCTCTTCGATAAAGTTTTAGTATTTATCCATAACTGATTGCCCACGTGGTAAAACAGTAAAGAAGACGTGGTTCATGAATACGTTTTCGGTTTAATTCTATACCTTTGGTGTGGAATCAATAAAGGTTTCGGACGCTGAACCCGCTAATCAGCGTTCATGAGTTCATCCCATCATTTGAGGGAAGGAAATCGAAAAACGGTATGCCAAGATGTGTATCGTTTTTTGCCTATCTTACCGGAATTGGAAGAAAAGGTTTCGAGGCGGGATAAATCAAGATATTTACCCCGCCTTGCGGTTTTTTATAAGGTAAGTGATTGCATTTTTTAATATTTGAACATCATCTTTTACGCTACCTAATAATAAATTACATCTTTTGCAGAGTAAGCCTCTAATTTCATTGGTGTCATGATTATGGTCAACGGCTAAATTAGATGTGTGCATTTCACGGTGCTCACCGCAAATTGCACAACAGCCATTTTGTGTTGAATACATTTTTTCGTATATTTCAATTGTTATTCCATATTTATTTTTTAATATGGATTTCATACTATTTAATTTTCTTCTGTCCTTATTTGCAATTTCATAATCTTTAACACGTTGTGCATTATTTATGCGCCATTGTTTTGTATATTCAGCATGTTGTTTTTTGTCTCTCATAAGGCACGATTTTTAGATAAATACTGAGCCTTACAAAAATGATGAAAACATAGTATTTATTTATAAAATATTATAAATGAGTATTAATGCAAATTTAAATATTGACCCCGAAAAAAAGAAAAAAGAACAAGAAGAAGATTCCCTATTTCCAGAACATGTACCAATAATTCCACTTGACCTTCAAAAAGAAAAGGAAAAAGAAGAGGCGAGAAAAAAAGCTGCCGAACTTAGAAAAAAAATTGGGAATGTTGAACCGATTGTTGTTACTGAAGAAGGATTAACAAAAAAAGCAAGTGAATTAACTCTTTTAGAGCAAAAACAAGAAATTGTTCGTTGTGCAACAAATCCTGTTTATTTCATCGAAACCTATTTAACCATTTTTGACCAGACTCAGGGTGCTGGTGGTATGATTGTGCCGTTTAAATTATTTGAATTTCAAAAAGAATTGGTTGAAACATATAAAGACAATCGATTTGTTGTTGCAAACAAATATCGTCAGGCTGGTATTTCAACAACCACTTGTGCATATATTGCATGGTACATAATGTTTAATAGGAACAGACAGGTTGCTATTGTTGCAGATAAACTTGAAACAGCACGTGACGAAATGATGGCTGACGTTGTTGACTTTATTGAAAGTTGCCCAAGTTGGCTTAGACCGAAAACTGGAAGAAATAGTGAGAAGAATTTGAAAGACACTCAGAAAATGAAAATTTATGACAATAATTCAAAATTGGGTGCTTTCTCATCAAAAGGTCTTCGTGGCTATACGCCAACATTATTATTCTGGGATGAGGTTGCATGGACAGAAAAAGGTGATAAGTTCTGGACATCTGCAAAGCCTACACTTCAGACTGGTGGTGCAGCTATTTTCGTAAGTACTCCTTCTGGTCTTGATGCAGTATTCTATAAAACATTTATGGGTGCAAGAAGCAAAGAAAATAACTTTAAAGCTGTTGAACTTTGGTGGTATAATGACCCCAGATATAATAAAGATTTGGTTTGGCTGAAAAATAAAGGTAAGTCAAATGAAATAAAAATAGCTGACGAAAATTGGGATTATAAAAAACGCATTGATTTAATGACCGAAGGCTGGGAAGCAAGTTCTCCTTGGTTCGAAGCTGAAGTACGTGATGCAAACGGTGATATGCGTAAAATCGCACAGGAACTTTTATGCTCATTTTTGGGTTCAGGAGATAACTTTATTGCAGAAGAATTTCTTAAACGTATTCAAGAAAACGAAGTATTAACACCAATTCGTCAGGAATATACCGATTTAAATTTATGGGTTTGGGAAGACCCATTACCGGGTGAAAATTATATTATGGCACTTGATGCATCACCGGGACATGGTGAAGATAATTCAACCATGAATATGTTAAAAATAAAAGAAATTATTGAGGAAAAAATAATTACTAAAGGCGATAAGGTAAAAAAGGTTAAAATAAAAAGACATTTGTGCGAACAAGTTGCCGAATATTATGGTAAAATAACACCACAAATGCTTGCTGAAATTGCATATCAGTATGGTAAAAGATATAATAACGCATATTGTGTAATTGATATCACAGGTGGTTACGGTGTGCAAACAGTGGAAAAACTAATTGAATTTGGTTATCCTGAAGAAAGTATTCATTATGCTGAAGTAACACATAAACCATCAAGAGATAGATTACAAGGATATATTAAAAAAGGACAAAAAACTTTGAGTGATGGTAGTGTCGTTACTGTTGATTTAATTCCCGGATTTTTTATTGGCAATAACCGTGCTTCAGTATTACTTGAGATGCAACGTGCTATTCATCTTGAAGATGTGATAATTAGGTCTGTGAGATTATTAAATGAATTGAAAACTTTTGTCACTGTTCCCGGAAACCGTGTAGCTGACCATAAACGTTCATTCCATGATGATTCAATAATGGGATTGTCGATTGGTTTATATGTTTTGAATTTTGATATGGCAAGATACAAGCAAAGTAAAAGCATGACCGAAAAAATGCTTAATGCAATTGTTACTGTAAATGACATTAAAGAAATCGAAAAAAAGAAAGACATAAAAAACAGACCAATGATTTCACCAAGCAGCGCATCACCATTAAATCCATATATCGCACATTCTTGGTTATTTAATGGATTGGATAAGAAAAAGAAAAATTAAATTGTATTTATATTTAAATGAGTTTTTCGTGTCTTTTCCGAAAAACTGCAGTATTTATAAAAAAATATAAAAATTTATAAAAATGGCTGACGAACAGAAAAAAGGTACTATATATCAACAGCTTAATAAAATGTTGAATCTGGACGGTTTTGGTTTTCAAGACCAGCAACCTGCAATTTCGCAAAGCACACCAGTAAAACAACCACCAAAGGTTATTATTAAAGGTAGTAGTCCTGATGAAGTAATGAGGAAGGGATTGGAGTTACAACAAAAAAAAGACCTTCAAAATAAATTTTTCAGAACCACTGATAGAGGTTTCCAGAAAGCACTACAATATGAAGCAGCCAGACTTCCGGCATATATTGATTATGAGGGTATGGAATACTATCCAATTATTTCAAGTGCATTGGATTTATTTATGGAAGAAGCAACAACCATTGGCTTTAATGGTAAAATGCTCAACATATATTCCAACAAAGAAAGAATTAAAACTATGTTGGAAGAATTTTTCTATGATACTGTTAACGTAAATGTAAACTTACCGTTTTGGGTAAGAAATACTGTAAAATATGGTGATAATTTTGTGTTGCTTTATGGTGAACGTAAAAAAGGTGTTACTCACGTAAAACAATTAGTGAATTATGAAATTGAACGTTTCGAAAGAATACAAAATGGTAAACCAACAGTCAGATTTAGAGAAAGAATGACTGGTGATGAATTTAATGTTTTTGAAATTGCTCATTTCAGGCTTCTTGGTGATGATAAATATTTACCATATGGTTCATCAGTACTTAATAAAGTACGTAGAGTTTTTCGTCAGCTTGTAATGGCTGAAGATGCAATGTTAACCTATCGTATTATTCGTGCTGGTGAGAAGAAAGTTTTCAAAATTGACGTTGGAAATATTGATGAAGACGATATTGAAGATTATATCTATAAGGTTGCTACCAAATTTAAAAAGATTGCACAGGTTTCACCAAACGATGGTCAAATTGATTATCGCTTCAATATTCTTGGCAATGATGAAGATTATTTCTTACCAGTAAGAAATGCAAATACTCAAACAGGAATTGAAACACTTCCGGGTGCACAAAATCTTGACCAAATACATGACATTGAATACCTTCGTGATAATTTATTTACTGGTCTTGGGATACCGAAACCTTTCTTATCATTCCAAGATGCTGCAGGTGCGGGAAAAAATATGGCTCAATATGACATCCGCTTTGCAAAAAAAGTAAATCGTATTCAACAGGCAATAATTCAGGAACTCAATAAAATGGCAATGATACATTTATATTTATTGGGTTACACTGGTGATGATTTAAATAATTTCCAATTAACGCTTACCAATCCTTCGCTTCAGGCAGAACAAATGAAGTCTGAATTAATGCGTGATAAAGCACAAACATATACTGAATTAACACGTGGTGAAGGTGGTATTGCTGCAATGTCACACACCAATGCTAAGAGGAAGTTGTGGAATATGAGTGATAAGGAAATTATTGATGACTTGAAACAACAAAAAATGGAAAAAGTCATCATGCAAGAACTTCAAGACTCTCCAGTTAATATTAAGAAAACTGGCTTATTTGCAGATATTGATGCAAGATATGGTGAGCCAGTTGAAGGAATGCCAATTGGTGCTGAAACGGGTGCAACTACTCCGGGTGGAGAAATGCCACCTGCTGGCGGTGGAGCACCTGCTGGTGGCGGTATGCCACCTGTTGGTGGAGCACCTGCTGGTGGAGCACCAGAAATGGGTGGCGGTATGCCACCTGAAGCAGCAGCACCACCTGTTGGTGGAGCACCACCTTTAGCTGAAGGTAAAGGAAGAATGAGTGTTAATGAATTTAACAAGCTCGTTGAAAAATTGGTTGGCGGTGAAACTGCAGAACCCGAACGTAAAAAATCAGCAAAGCATAAGAAAGTAATTAATGAAAATAACGCAATCGTTGAAAATCAGAATAAGAAAGCGTTAGAGATGGTTAATGAAATCGATACTTTACTTAACGTAGGTGAAAGCATTAACACACAGCACGGTGCTATTGATACCGGAGTGGATGTTGACTTTGAAGAAATTGAAAATCTTGATTTAGAAGATAAATAATTCTGAATTGGGAAATGTGACAACAAGAACGTTTATAATTATTTAGAGTATTTATATTAAATTGAGCCAAGTCATATGAAAAACATGAATATAGGAATAGTTAATTTGATGATTTCAAACAAATTAAAAGATTCTTATTTTAGTAATACTTTAATTGAGGAATCAAAGAAAGCAACACAGGATTTTTTCAGTGTCGTGAAAAATTCACCGATATTGCAGCTTGAATTCAATGTTTTTAACAATCTTGAAAACAAACACATTGAAGATGATTTGGCTGCTACTCGCTACATTGACAGCAACATCAAATTATTTGAAGTCTACACCATTCAAGAAATTGACAAAGAACGTGAAAAATTATTACCGTTTGTTTCTGAAACTCAACTTTCTATTGGTGATAAAAGAGTTGAGTTATATTCAGCTATTGACCGTTTAATCACTGAGTCGTTAAATGATAATAGTAAAATTGATGTTGATGCAATTCACGAATCATTTACAGTTGTTTTAAATCATGTAAAATCATCAAGAAATATTGTTAATGAAGACGCTGATTTGAACATGATAAATGAAGAGGTTATTGAAATTGCAGTAAATAAATTCAATGAGAAATACGAATCTTTAAATGAAGACGATAAGAATTTGCTTCAAAAATTAATTAACTCAAACGATAAAGAAAAAGAAGATTTGCTCGAAACCTTTAAAAACGATACGCTGTTAATATTAGAAGGTTTAAACAAAGACATGACAAAAGATAATATCGCAAAAGCTATTCAAAAAATTAAAGAAATGGCGTATAATCGACAAAAAGTTGATGATGATATCATAAGTCTCTATGAATTGAAAAAAGAACTCTTATAAAAAATGCCCCAATCGGGGCATTTTCTTTTTATGCATATTTATTATAAAAGCTTTCTTTCATGGCGTTAATATCCACATCACCACCATATCCATTAACCTTGCCCTGAGAACTAAATTGCCAAATTTTCCAATCATTCCATCCACTTGCAATACTTGGATTACTTACTTCCAGTGTGAGTAAATATTGTGCATGCCACAATGGAATTGAACCAAAATTATTGCTCGTTTTATCTTGGAAGAAATATTTGTTGCTATAAAGAATCGTATCATATCCATTTGCTTTTAGTTCACTAACAAAAGTATTAATCCACAAATCGTTGTTTGTTTTAATCAAACCCCAAAGTTTATTTTGTGGTTCATTATCTTCAATATCCAAAACAAGTGGAAAATCAGGTTTTGGCAGTGTCGCTATATTATTTAAAAAGAATTGTGCCTGTGCCTTTGCATCGTTCACAATATCACTTCCAGTATATTGCTGTGCGTAGTGATAATATCCAATCTTTAACCCTTCAGCTTTTGCACCATTTGCATTTTTACTTGCTTTTTTATCTATAATTGTTGTACCCTGAGTTACTTTAATTAAAGCAAACTTTGGTTTAGGGTCATCTTCATATGTTGGATTTGCCAGTGCATTCCAATCAAGGTCGCCTTGCCATTTTGAAACGTCAACACCATATACTGAATTTAATTGTGCCAATCTTGCTTTAGACATAGTTGTTGCTTGTGCTGCAGCAACAAGCTGTCCAGATGATAATTCTCTTGTGCTGGTCATTCTTGATTCACCGCCATCATAACCCATAAATGCCAACGGGTCTTTTACTCTCGGAACAGGGTATTTTAATATTTTTGTTCCTGAGAATGTGGTTGTCATCTTATTTGCAGTAATATCATGTTCAACACTTAATATAATATATGCGCCATTAAACAATGGCACATTTTCTAATTGAAAATATTGTGTCGGTTGAATCATAACATTTCCCAATCCCATTATGGTTGCTTTATATGACCTGTTTTCATATAGATTATACAAGTTTTGTCCCTTCGGTATTGCGTGTTCTTTATTATCACCAGCCAATCTTGAAAGAATTTGTATTGATTCATTTGTTTCAGGATATTCTTTACTATCAATTTTTATGTTTGTAAACATCGACTGGTTTTGTTCCCCAAACCTTACTTTAAATGCACGAACAGTACGATATGGAAATTTATCTTCACCCTCATCATTCCCAGCCAATTGATTATCTTTTTTCGAGTCAGGGGAGCATTCTTCAGTTGAAAAATCTGTCACATCGGTATTTGCTAAGTCTTCAATACCATCATTTTTAAATCCATTTTGGACTGTTGTGGGATAATTTGCACTACCACCAACATACATGCACACAAACGCAGGTCTATCTTCAATTACGCCACTTGTATCAATTTTAAAGCATTCTTCCCATGCACCCTGTCCAATCATAAAGTTTTGAAGTGGGAAGAATTCAAAACCATTTAATGACAATAATTGTGACAATACACTATATACACTAATATTTGGGTCATCAAGCAATTCTATAAGTATTTCAGCATTAAGCATAGTATCCCCAGCAGGATTCATTGCCCTGTCAACAAAAACAAATGAATCAATTAATCTCTTGTCGTTTCTGTTAAACGGATATCCCCAGACTTTCGAATTAGTTGGATTTGTTAACCATTTATCATTTATGTTTTTAAATGAGTAATATGTTTGTGTGATAATATCCTCATCATTCTTTTTCTTTTCATCCTCATTCTCTTTTTTTATCGTATCAGCTTTTTTGTTTTCAATTTGGTTGAATAGTTCATTCAAGAATTTAGTGAAATATCCATCATTAACAGCTTTTTTACTCGTATTTGTATTAAGCGACTTAATTGATTTATATGCTGTCGGATAATCGGTTGACATTTCAAACGTATCCTGACTGAAAACAATTATATTCATTCTTTCAATCAATGGTCTTAATACAGAGCCATAATATTTCGTAACATTAGCGTTATCTTCCGGGTCTAAATGACTTTTATATATTTTTTCTTTATTATTTCCGGTGCTTCCACTAACAGCATCATATAAATGTTGGAAACGAACCAGATTCAAATAATACTCACCAGTATTACTGCCAAAATTATAATAATCAAGAAACGCATTACGAAGAATTGCTTTGTCTTTTGTTGAAAGATATTTGTTTACATCAGAATAATCACAAAAGATTAAAATTGCTCTATCGTAGAAATACTTACCCGTCCCACCAGTAAAATATTGTATAACGTCATCAATCCAATTGTCTTCACATGCATCAATTAACGCACCAAGATATAGTGGTAGGTATCTCGGAACTTCAATTGCAGCAGGTGTTGTAAATATCAGTGAATTTAAATCACTCGGATATTTGTTGAATGCTCCTAATGTGTTACCAAAATTGGATAATATAAATAATGCACTTAACTTTGAAGGTGTTTTGATGATATCATCGTATATTAAATCATCAAAATATTGTGAAGTGTTGTTAATATAAATTCTTTTTGATAATTGTTCTGACCACACATCTACAATACTTTCAAATCTTTTTAAATTGGCTTTAACAGTACCTGTTGGCAGTGAAGCAAAACGTTTGTTTCCCTGACTAAGTAATACAGGATAATCGTAGTAGGTCATATAAGGAGTGTTCGAGTATCTCATGCTTTCAAATAATGTAGGACTGCTCAAATATCTGGTTATTATATTATTTCCATCAGCATCAAATATATTTTGACTCTTATCATTGCCCTTTTTATCTATTTTTTTATCGAGAATAAATAATGTGTTTTGTTCTGTAAACTGATAGTAAACTTCTTTATCACGACCACTGAAAAATTCAGCAAAGCCACTTTTTTGAACACCTGCTTTGAATTTATCAATCGGTCTTTCAGAATTCTGATTGATTGTTTGCTTCTTTAAATCATCATAATATAAATTAATGCCAAGATACTCAGGATTATTTTTATTAACATATGCTGGTTCATCACCTGTTACACCACTAATTGCGATAATAGTATCATCAGAAAAGCCGTACCATGTTGGCACTTGTTTTTCCAATTCCTTATAGAACTCTCCAACATTTTGTCTATACTTATCAGCAAATGATTTAATATTATCGCCATAATCTGAATTTGCCACAGACAATGCTAAATTAATTGCTTCAGATGTGGCATACATTTTCACGTATTCGGACAATTTAACTGTTTTATTCGTTGTGGTAGGATAGAAATCATTAGATATTGAACTTTGTGATAATACATAAAATCTTTTCAATGCAATTTCTAAAACCTGTGCCAATTTACTGCTTTCAGATGTATTAACCCTATACGTTAAACTATCAACATCGTAATATGGACTGTTTGCATTGATTGTTCCAAGCTTTGAGTCGAAAGGTGATATTGGAATCCACTCATAAGTACCATCATCATTTTGGTTTTCTCTCATGTTGGCAAGATAATTTAATCTGGCTTGAGTGAAAAATGTTTGGATGAAGTCATCAACAAATTCCATTTCAGGAAAAGGAGTTAATGTTTTTTTGCTTAATCTTATAGGTGCTACTCTTTCTTCTTTGTTTCCACCACAAACTGTTTTTTCAGTATCGACAATTAATGGAAATGCATATATTTTATCAGTAACGTCTTTATAGCTATCGCCCAAGATAATTCTTTTGTTAGTTTCATTTATATGGTGTTCATTTTCTGCTTTTTTTGATACGGTTCTTAATCTTTCAAAAAATATATCCACATCATCCAAAATGATTTTAAATATATTATATATGGTTGGCATCATACCAAGTCTCTCAAACACCATATTGTTAATTTTGGTGGTTAAAATATTTGACAAGTCAACCCTTCTTTTATTTGAATTAAATTTTTCCTTATATAATATTAGATAAAAATCGGTAATATCAATACCCACATATTTTGTGGTTTTTTCAAGAATCGTTCTATCTTTAACACTATAATAATTGTCAAATTCTGCTTTAGATATTGTCGGTTCGAGAGTGGTGTTTATAATACCCAGCGTATTCGAAGCATTTTCAATTAATTTTTTTGCGTATTTTTCAAAAGCAGTTTTCGTATTATTGATATATTGCTGATTTGTAATAGTTTTCCCAGACAGTGCTGGTGCTAAACTTTCAAAATTGTATTGAACTGGAACTATAATATATAGTCTTTCTTCCATTTTTTCAGGCACAGCATCAGTTGAAATTGCTTTGATTTTTTCATCATAGTCCGATAATATATCTAATTGTGTTATTGGTTGATTTTCTTCAGCATCATCAGAGCTATTAAAAGATTCCCATTGTGATGGTGTTGCTTCTTTTACCACCAAATATGATGTGCCTAATGCTGACAAGTCAGGGTTTTCTCTGAATCCTTGCAACATGCTCATCATATTATCAATCTCATTTAATCTTAGCAACGTTCTGTCATATTCTTTGCTATCATTGTCAGTTTTAACTTTATCTGTAACTGCAGTATATAGGCTTTTTAACTGTGTGATTAACATAAAAGTGTTTGCAGGTGCTGCTTCAGTAGAAGGAGATACTGCAACTTGAGGATTTGTCATCAAAGCACCATTAACTACATACCTAAACAACACATCACTTAATGGAGCAAATGTCATGGCGACAAATTGTGCATCAATTACGAAATTCCCGGTATCTGATTGAAATTCCGAAGTGTATTTAACCAAGTGGAGTAAATACCTTAGAGTTTTTCCATAATATCCTTTAATCGATAATTCAAAAATTGGCGGTGGAAAATCAAATAATATTCTATAAGGTGAACCTTCTTGATTAAAGAAAGACAAACCCCTTAAATCAACGAATTGTATGTTTACTTGTGGAACATATGAGGAATTTACAACAATTTTAATATTACTTATACCAAAACTTTCATATTGAGTGTATGAACCAGTGCTACCATCATAATAATTGGTGGTGAATTTCAAATAATTCGGATTGTTATCACCCTCATTTTGATTTACGCCCATTAAATTAACTTCTCTTGGTTTTTCAAGTCCGGTTTTTAATGTTCCCTGACTAACGCTACCATCATTTGTTGTAACAATAACTGTTCTTGCTTTGCTTTTTGCTTTCAATTCAGCAAAAATATACATATCCTGATATTGTGGAATAGCATTCACATTATCGTTACCCATGTTTGTGGTGTTGATTTCGTTAGGGTCAATTAAATTTACATTACTCGCCATTTCGTTGATTTTAAATATAAATACCCTGCAATGAAAAATGGATATTTTCTCGTATTTATTATAAAACAAATTTCATGGTGATGTTATATACAATATTAGCACAAATTCAGCATCCAATTTGGTATTACAATGCATTCTTCTATTTGTTTGTCGCATTGGCAATCGTGTTTGCTATCGTAGTTCTGAGCTTTATAAAAACAATAAAGCTAAAAACTGCTGAAGTAAAGACATTGCAGCAGCAATATCTTGCAAGGGTTGATAATATCAGGAAAGAACATGCCGAGACATTGGAAAGATTGAGACTGGAAATGCTTAAACGTGAAGAAGAAAGAACCCGTCAATGGATTGAATCTGAAAAAGAAACATTGCATGTGTTGAACGGAGTATCTAATCTTTTGGATTTGAAGGAAAAATTAGACCATGCTGATTCGATAAAAATATTGAAGAAGTTTGACGAATTCCTCGAATCTTTTAATAAAACCGAATAATAATTTCAAGTCATATGGCAATGGGCAAAATAGAAAAGCTTAAAGAAGTTAATGAAAATCTCAAAAAACTTCTAATTCAAATGGAAACACGTATGTTCATTGAGAACATCAGTGCATCAGAACCAATAAAAAAAAGTAATGAAGAAAAGCCAGCAGTTATTACTGTACCAAATCGATAATTAATACTATTTATATTAAAGACTGTTCAAAATGAGTAAGATATTTAGGTTGAGTGAAGGTAGAATATTGCAAGCGGGTGAATATGGATTTGGAATTTTGATTGAGCACGATGCTGGCTATGTTAATACTGATTTAAATCCTACTATGATAAGTGAAGGATTTGTACTCAAACCAAACGAACCCGTATTAATTAACTGTATTCTGCAGAAGTGGGGTGTAAAAAATAAGAATGGACGTGTTTATCCTAAAGACGTTTTAGTTCCTCAAGTACAATCATATCAACAGTTGGTTGATACAAATAGTGCAGTATCTGAAGCAGACCATCCAGATTCATCAATAATTTCTCTTCAAAACATCTCCCATATGATTACGAAAATGTGGTGGGGTAAGGGTGAACAAAGTAATGTGCTATTCGGTCAGCTTAAAATTATCGTATCTCCGGGATATATTAAATATGGTGTTGTTTCGGTTATTGGCGATAAGATTGTTCTTTATTTACAAAACAAAATTAAATTAGGTATTTCCTCACGTGGTGTTGGCACACTTAAAGAGGTTAATGGTGAAAATATGGTTCAAAACGATTTTGAACTAATAGGTTTTGACTTAGTTGCTACACCAAGTACACCCGGTGCTTATTTATTTCCAGAACAAAGCGGGTTGGAGTTTGAAGAAGGGTATGTAAATAAGAATGGGATATTGATTAAGGAAGAAGATAATAAGATTATAAAAGCGATAGACAAGTTCTTATTATAAGACAGGTTCTATGCGCCATAATATAAATATAAAATTTTGAATTTACAAGAATTTTATTAAAAATAATACTTTTTTGTGAAAAAGATGTATTTATATAAAAATTATAGTATTAGACACGAGATTTTAGGAACATGGCAAACGATAAAAAATCGATAGTAAAAGAAGCTTTAACTGATTATAATGCAATCAGAGAGGCTGCGGAAGCTAATGCTAAGAAAAAGTTAGCGGAAGAATTTCCAGATAACTTTAACAAGCTATTAAAAGAAGAATTAAATAAAAATAAATCAACCAAAGAGTCTTATAAAAAGATAGACGAAAGCAAAGAATCGAAAGATGACGTTGAAACAAATAATGATACTGTTATGAAACAAGAAAAAGAGGCTAAAAAAGCCGTAAAAGAAACCGCAGGAGAAGGAAAACCCTTCGCAGAAAAGGCAAAACAAGTGGCACAGGTAGAAGAAGATGTAAAAATCATTGATACCGTTGGTGATGGCGACCCGTTCGATAAAAAAGCTAAAGGCGAAAAAATAGTTGATGAAACTGTAAAAGTTACTGATACTGTTGGTGATGGCGACCCGTTCAAAGAAAAAGCAAAAAAAGCTCAAAAACCACTTCAAACAGAAAACCTTGACATGACAGGACAAAGTGTTGATAGTGTTGGCACAGCAATAGAAGGTGCTGGTGAAGAAGACGAAATCATTACTATGGATGAGATTGAAGCAGAAATAGCAAATATGGAAAATCTTGATGAAAGAATTACCGATTTTACTGAACCTGCATCTCCTTCATATATGGACAAAGGCAATAAAGGTGTTGCATTCGACCAACTTGTAAGCATGAGAAATCAAATCGATGAAATGATTAACTCATTCAAACCTGTTGATGAAATGCATGCTGCAGGTCAGGAAACATTTGGTAGTGATAGTCAGATAGATGCTTTACACAATCAAGGTCCTACTGAAAAATTAATTGATGAACTTCAATTGCAGCCAGACGAAATGAGTCCTGCTGAATTACAAGAAGAAGCTCCAATTACCGATGCTGACGTTGAAGCAGTATTGGGTGCAGAAAAGGAAGTTGATGAAGCACATGGTGTAACCTATGCAAAAAGGAGACCAATGCCGGGTAGAGTATTGCCGGGACAAGAATATTTAAGTCAGGGCGAAAAAGACCAGTCACCGGAAGCGATTAAAGAATCAAAAAAACTTCAGGGTTTAATTGATGAAAATAAGAAGTTGACAAAGAAAGTTAATGAAACCATTAAGTTCAAAAAGTCAGCTACCACTTTGATTGAGAGCTATAAGACAGCACTTGAAAAGTATCGCACACAATTGAAAGAAATGGCAGTTTTCAATACCAATTTGGCGCATGTAAATAACCTTTTGGTAAATGAAGAATTGGCGTTAACTCAAGAAGATAAAATTAAGATTATCAACGAATTCAAAAAAGTTGATAGTATTGCTGAATCACAGAAGAAGTATAAGAGTGTTCTTTCAGAAATGAAAGAAGGCAAGAAGACTTTAACTGAAGCTATTGAAGAAAAGGCATCTGCCTCAATTGCACCATCTTCAAAGCAGAAACTTGATGAAGCAAAAGAAGTAACAGCCTATGAGAACAATGAACATCTCAATAAAATGAAGAGAATCATTGAGACCATAGAGAAAAGAGGCAAAAAAAATAATTTGTAATTAAATAAAACATTAATAAAATGGGATTTTTAATGGAAAGTGCCGAAGTTGGTAATATTGGATTAAAACAACTTCGTGAACAAAGAGAAATAACAACCAACCGTTGGGAAAAAATCGGTTTGTTGGAAGGTCTTGAAGGTAACGTAAAAGAGAACTGCGCACAGCTTTTCGAAAACCAGTTATCTTACATGATTAACGAATCAACTGATTCTGCAAGTTCAGGTCAGTTCGAAACTGTTGCATTCCCTGTAATTCGTAGGGTATTTGCAAAATTGCTTGCAAACGACATCGTTTCAGTACAGGCTTTAAACTTGCCTATCGGTAAGTTGTACTTCATCAATCCTAAGACTTCTGTTAGGGTTGCTCCGGCTGGTCTTGAGCATACTTCACCTAATGGTGCTTATGGTAATGCTGCTGACCTTGCTTTATCAGCAAGAACTCAGTTCGAAACTCGTTCATTATACGATGCATTCTATGCAACCGAATATAATGACGAAGGTTACTCATTGTTTGACCGTTCAAAAGGTGAAATCACTGTTATTACTGGTAACACAGTTGCAGTTCTTGATTCATCTTTGAAATTCGCTACTTTAACCATATCTGGTTTCAGTACTTCAAACGATGGTAAACTTATCGGTCCTGCTGGTGTTCCTATGGACACAGAATCATTCCTTGCTGGTTTGAGAATTTTTGCAAGTGCTGATTTACTTGCTCCTACTACTGCTGATTCAATTCCTGCAGGTAGTGTTATTCCTTTCAATGTAAAAGTTCAGAAATATGGACAAGGCATCGTTAGCAAAACTGGTGATGTTGTTGTTGTAGCTGACCTTACATATCCGGGAACTGATGGTTATCAACCATTGAGTGGCGCAAGTGGCAACACTTTCAGCTATGCTTACAGAGTATACAGCGACCTTGAAGAAGATTCAAAAATGGCTGAAGTTACTTTCGTACTTGACCAAGTTACAGTATCTGTAGAAACACGTAAAATGCGTGCTATGTGGACACCTGAACTTGCACAGGACGTTAGTGCATTCCATAACATTGACGCTGAAGCTGAGTTAACCGCTCTTCTTTCAGAACAGATGGCTGCAGAAATTGACCGTGAAATCCTTCGTGACCTTAGAAGGGGTGCTGCTTGGACAACAAGATGGGACTACAATGGTCTTCGTAAGCAGACTACTGGATACTACGGTGTTCAGAAAGACTGGAATCAAACATTGGTAACAAAAGTTAACCAGATTTCAGCACAGATTCACAAAGCTACCCTTCGTGGTGGTGCTTCATGGGTAGTTGTATCTCCTGAAGTAAGTGCAGTATTCGATGACCTTGAATACTTCCATGTTAGCAACGCTGCTCCTGAACAGGACAAGTACAACATGGGTATCGAAAAAATCGGTACACTTAGCGGACGTTACATCGTATACCGTGACCCGTATGCTCCTGCAAACACAGTACTTATCGGACATAAAGGTACATCAATCCTTGAGACTGGTTACATCTATGCTCCTTATGTACCAATGCAGTTGACTCCGGTTATGTACAACCCATTCGATTTCACACCGATTCGTGGTATCATGACTCGTTATGCAAAGAAAATGGTTCTTAACCGTTACTACGGTAGAATTTTCTGCGATGGTTTAACAACCTTCGGAATTGGCGACTTGAGATAATCAAAGCTCGATAAATAAAAAAGGGACTGAATTCAGTCCCTTTTTTTATTCTTCATCATCAGGTATTTGAATCAATTTAATTACATCAAATCCTTCTGCTATATTTTTATACGATTGAACCCTTTCGTTTAATTTTTTATACGTTCTATATAGCAGTTCCTGAATCTTATCCAAGTCAATTTCTGTTGAATATGATTCTTCACAAAAGTCCACCCATTCTTTATTATGTGGTTTAAATTGTCCAATGAATTTAATTTCATCTTTTTGCGGCTCAAATTTAACCAGAATTCTTTGATTGGGTATTGGAAGTTTTTTATTGGCTACAATATCAACTTCCTTTCCTTCAATTTTAATTATCCATTCCATATTATTAAGATTCGTCAGTCCAATTTCTATCAAAAATTAATTCAAGTTTTGCCCTTGTATATGCAACATATTCCAAATTCTTTTCTTGAATGTATTGCCAAGATTTGGTATTTTGCATTGGCAATAAGTCCGGGCGTACTATAAATACTCGGTTTGCTTCCAAACCTTTAATTTTGTGCACAGTACTTAAACAAATACCCTGTATTTCATCAGTAAAAATAGTTCTGATTTTACTTTTCAAGTCTTCCACGCTGTCCGAAAGTCCTGCTAAGAATAACAAAGTTGTTACTTTATCTTCAAGTGCCACATATCCACTATGCTCACGTGGATTAATAACACCACTTGATTTTAACTCTTTACGAAATTCAGCCAACTCATTTTCCCAAAAATTAACAAGTTTTGGAAGATTATTAATTTTACCAATTAAGTCAATAAGTTGTATTCCAATATCAGAACCTTTAATAATAGCTTTTTTGCGCTGAGTCAGAAATTCAAAAAATAATTTTACAAGTGGCATTGTAGTTCTACAAAGAACAAAATCACCGCTTTGTGCCTCAGTAAGTACATCGCCATCCCTTACTTCACCGTCCGGTGCATCAGGAAGTGCTTTAATATCTGGCACAATTTCTTGTGCTTTTTTTATTACATTTTGTGAGCATCTGAATGACACTGAAAGTGGTAATGTTTTGGTGTTTGGAAACTTTTCGAACCATTCAAATGATTTTTCATCGGCAGCATTAAATCCATAAATTCCCTGAAAAAAATCACCGACAGTGATTAATCTGCCAGTAAGTTTTCCAGTCACCCTGTCTTTTTTCAAGACCTTTTCTATTATTTTGATTTGGCATCTGTTCAAATCTTGAACCTCATCAACAAACACATAATCCTGTGGAAACATCCATATACCATTATCAACTGCAGGTAGATAAATCATATCGGTATAGTCAAAGCTTTTTCTATCACTTGTTGCTTCATCAAGTACTTTAAGTACTCTTTTTACATCCTTTGGTTTACTGATATTTATATCGTATCTTTCGGCAACATATGGTACAAACTCCGGTTTTAATGTCAATGTTAAACGACAAAGATTAACCAATTTTTTTATCGAATCCTGATAAAGAAGTATTTCTTCATCACTTTTAAATTCATCGTGCAAATCCCAATTTTTTGATTTTGCAAGAATGATTTTATCGATTTTAAATTCATCAAAATGTATTTTATCTCCGTATTTTCTTTTAATCGCTGCAGTTCCAAGTCCATATCTCGTATAGCAGCGAACATGTTCGGGTAATTTGGTTTTAAGTTCTTCCTGAATATGTTTGTTAAATGCCAAGAACATAATATTTTTGTCTTTTGGCAACAATTTTACTGCTTCAACAATAGTGGTGGTTTTTCCTGCACCAGCATATGCTTTAATTAAAATATTTTCTGGTCTTTTTTTAACAAACAAGAATATTCTTTCCTGTTCTTCTGTCGGCTTATTTGTCATAGTGTCAAATTTTCTGTGTAATAATTTCGCTCCAATTTTCGTTATCAATTCCCCCTTTTAATTCATATATTTTCATTTCATCGGTAACAAGTACCCTGAGTCCTTCTTGCCTGAGATATATTTTATCACCAGCCAAGATACCACCAAAACCCAATTGGTTTCTTTCTTCAATTGTATTGACTTGAACATGATATGTCTTATTAAAGAGCAATGATGTATCTCCCAAAAACTTCATGTTTTGCCATAAAATCTCAGCTATTTCATCACCAACCTGTTGAAGTAGTATAATTGCTTGGTCAATTTGCTTGGCAGTTTCCATGTCAAATTGTGTGCTTCTACGAGCATATACATTTTCAAGAACGTATCTTGTCAATTCAAGCGCAAAAAACTTATCTTCAGGTTTATCTTCATATTGATTTGTTAATCCAATACAAGGTCTGCCCGATTTATTCAAAACAATTTCGTATTCAATTTTGAGCATTTTGACTATGAGTTAATTAATTGACAAATATACATAAATTTCCTATTGAACCAAACCATTTTTTAAAAAAACTTTTTAGTATTTATATGAAATAAGCATAATTATGGCATTAATAACTACTGTTGATAAAAATAAACTGTATCTCAAGGTTAAACATGCGTTGGGATATCCACTCAGACCATTTGAAATTAAGGATGAAATGATGGATTCTTACCTTGAAATGGTTATAGAAGATTATTCATCAATTGTGAATAATTGGCTGATACAACAGCAATGGATTGGACTTGAAGGTTTAAGTAAAGAAAGCAGCGATTTTCTTTCTGCTTTTACAACTAAATCAAATCATTATATGGAATCATTTACATATGCTTATTCACGTCAAGTTGGTTTAGGAACAAACGCACCTGCAGCAACTGGTTGGGAATTAAAGCGTGATTTCATTGTTACACAAGCAAATACACAGCATTATATTATACCTGCTGGTAGAGAAATTAATGAAGTTTTGTGGGAAACACCGCCAGAAATAGATGGTGGCTTAGTTGACCCATTCGCATTAAATGCTTGGAGTCCGGGCATGGTTGGCTGGTCATATCTTGGTCGTCCAGCAATGTATGTACAACCCACATTTTCAACTCTTTTAACTGCACAGGATAGAAGAATGAAGCAAAGAGTTTTACAATCAATATTAACATATCGTGTTACTGGTTTGGCAAGTGGAGAAAAAGTATTACATTTGTACCCAATACCCGGTTCACGTGATGAAATTCAAGGTGTATGGGGTAAGCATATGGCTGGTAGAAAAGTTTGGTATTGGTATTATGACACAAACATTAACGATAGAGATAAATGTATGGAAGAAAACAGTGATGTTGTCAGATTACCATCAGACCCGCCAACAAAGGTTTTGGAATGGGGTAAAATGAATGATGTTGCACAACAACAAATAAGAAATCTTCTTATTGCGCAAGTAAAAATTGTTATTGGTGGAATAAGAGGGTTTTACAGTGGTGAACTTGGCGTTACTGAAAAGCAATTGACAATGGATTATCGCCATTTGCTTGAAGAAGGAACAAAATTAAAAGAAGATACTGAAAAAATTATTCTTGACCAGTTGGAAAAATTAAGTCAGGAAAATATGACAGAGATTCGTGCTAAAATAGCTGAAAACGTTAACAAAGAACGTGGCTACCAACCGCCAATGTTCCCAATTATAGCAATTTAATATGAAAAAAGACAGTAAACAACGACTTTTTGAGGTAATGGAAAAACTTAATCCTGAATTCCAATCACCTGAAGATAACACATGGGCAATTTTTAGAATAGGTCACGGTGGAAAATGTTTCATTACTTCTTTGAGTGGAGTAATGAAAGACAGTTTTGGAACATGTGATTATCGAGTTAAACACAGTGACCCAAGCGTTATGAAGTTTACTTTAGAGCGTGCCAAAGAAATAATTAAGAAAAATATAAACATTGACGATAAAATCGGTGTGGTTAATAGTAGGGGCATTCAGAAATTATATAATTGGAGAATTAAATATGAAGATAAATATTCACCAAACGAAATAATAGGCGAAGTTGAAATTGAAAGGAAACCAAAATTACTTCTCCCTGTTGGTATTTCTGGTAGTGGTAAGTCTACGTGGATTAAGGCAAATACTGATGCCAACACTGTTGTTGTATCTCCTGACGATATTCGCAGGGAATTAACCGGAAATATTTCTGACCAAACAAAAAATGGACAAGTTTGGGCACTTGCATTTCAAAGAGTTGCCGATGCACTAAATAACGGTAAAAACGTAATTCTTGATGCTACAAATGTAAAATCTGAAGATAGGAAAAGACTTATGAACTATATGAAAGTTCATGTAGATAAGCCATTTGAGGGATTTGCAAAAATATTTAGTGTTGACCCGGAAGTGGCAAAACAAAGAGTGAGAAAAGATATTGAAGCTGGTGCTGATAGGTCAAATGTACCTGATTGGGCGATTGACAGGCAATATCAAAGTTTTGTTGATGGGATAAATTCACTTGAAGTTGAAGGTTTTAAAATAATTGATTAATGAAAAAGAAAAAACAACTTATAGACCTTGAGGAACAAAGAATGGGTTTGTTCATGACTGACAATTCTTTCGATTTGGATGTAATGTACGGTAGAAATTATCTCGAAACAGATAATGCACAGGAAGTTATATTACACAAGATTAATATAATTGAATCTAAGTCACACGCATTATATGGTCAAACCAAAACTAAAGACAAGAAGTTTTTTGCCCCTGTAAGACTGAAGGTTATGGTTACTGTTGAAGATGGTAAACAAGAAAATTATGGTGGTAATCCGGGTGGTATTGCACGTGATGATGCCGGAAACATAAGATTTGGAATCTATCTTAAAGAATTGGAAGAAAAACAAATTGAAATCGATAGGGGCGACATTATTGAATACAACATGAGTGGAGAAAAGAGTAGGTATTATGAAGTAGAAAGTGCCAATAATGTAACCGATGAAACCAAAAAAACAATAGGTGGGTTTAAGCCATATTGGAAACTTGTTATTGGAGTACCTGTAAAAGAGGACGTTGTTCCTTTTTTAAGCGAAACGAAAGGAAATTAACTTTTGTTGGGGTTATTTAGGTTCTTTTCAGTATTTATATTAAAAAATAACATTACATTAAAACAATAAAGCTATGTTAACACAGAAAACTCTTAGATTGTTCCTTAGAACAGGCGTTGATGAAACTGGTCTTGGTGGCGCAGCAGCTATTGCAGCAGCAATCGCAACAATCGCAGCTTCAAATGAAGCAATGACAGTATTGGTTCTTTAATTAGAAACTAAGCCAAATTAAACAATAAAAAGGGAAGGGTCGTTTTCACGACCCCCCTATTTTTATTGTTTTTTATCCCTCAAAGCCAACTATTCTTTCCTCATAGAACATAAAGTCATCTACATATATTGGTGTTTTTTCACCCATGTATGCACCCTCTACATTGAACTCAAAAAATTCTTCAGCTTCTTCTTTGCTCATTTTATCCCTTTCAATCAGGATTTCAATACATTTCGTTCTGGAATAAACAAGCACGTGTACGCCTTTTATTTTATCATACGCTACACCAATCAGTGCATCTTCAAATCCATCTGCTGAAAGAAATTCTTCATCTGGATACCATTCAATAATTTGTTCAAGTTTTTTCATTTTCGTAAGTGTTTCTTTTTTATTTTATCAAGTTCATTAACAATTTTTTGGTGTTCATCTTTGGACTGTATACCCAAATCATCGCCATACTCTGAAAAAATATCAATTACAAAAGTAATGAATTCTTTTTCTTTGTCAGAAATATATGTACTTTTTCTGACAAAATGATACAATGCCATTGCTTGCAACAGTACAACTATTGCCAAAAAACCAATTGCTATGTATAAAATTATCATTCAATACCAATTACTTTTTATATCCTGTAAACAGTTCAGCTTTAATAGCAGGATGTGATTGATATCCAATCAACTCAAAATCTTCGAAAGTTAGTGTTAGAATATCTTCCAAAGAATTGAGTTCTTTATTGATTTTCAATGTTGGAAGCGGGAATGGTTCTCTGCCAAGCTGTTCCATAACCATTGGTATGTGATTAACGTATAAATGTGTATCACCACCAATCCATGTTGCAACTCCCGGAAGCATGTTAGCTACCTTTGCCAAAATCATTAATAGAATTGACATGCTGGCAACATTAAACGGTACTCCCAAGAATGTATCACAACTACGCTGGTACATATTAAGGTCAAGATAAAATCTTGGTATGCCAGCTTCATCCATAATTTTATGCACATCTTCATCGGTGCAATTTGGGTTCATTTCCCAACGCTGTTCTTCAGTAAAACCATGAATTTTGGCATAATAGTCCTCTCTTTCAATTGCTGCAAGTGGTCTTACAATAAACTGATAAAGTAAATGACATGGTGGAAGTGCCATATCTTTGAAGTCAGCCTTATTCCAACCATCAAGAATATGATAACGGCTATATGGATTAGATTTTAATCCGTCAATAATTTCCTTTATCTGGTCAACACCATTTTGATTGCGCCATTGATAGCCATATACCTTACCCAAATCACCCAAACGATATGTAAACACAACTGAACCAAGTAAAGAATCAGGTACACCAGTAGAACCCCTTTTAAATCTATCCAAATGACCTGCTTTAATTGTTTCAATAAATTCATCCATTGAAAATCTTTCTTCTTCTTTGATTCCCATTCCATCGCAGTATTTTAAATACCAACGATAAGCATCACCGTTCCAAATATTTACGTCTTTATCGACAAGTCTTTTAATATTGGTATCACCAGCCAAGAACCACAATAATTCTTCGATAATTCCCCTGAGAAACATTTTCTTCGTGGTAAGAAGTGGAAACCCTTCCTGAAGATTCATTTTTATTTCACCTTTAGATATGCCAATCGTGTTTGGCATATTTGCTCTACCGGATTCTTTTTCAACACCATAATTAATGATGTCACCCAATAAGTTTAAATATTGTTTCACGCTGCTTTATTTTTCTTTTTCGGATTATTCAACGCTTCAATTTCACGATTGATACGTGCAATATCCGCATTGGTAAGCGGAATGAAGTTGTCGGTAGTCCTACCGTTTATTTTTTCACGTTTCGTGCCACGTTTGAGTTGTGCTTCAAGGAGTTTTTTAGCGTTTTCCCTTCTGATTTTGATTCCAGTTGTACCCTTCATAATCAAATGTTTTTAAATAAAGTTATTTATGTTTAAAATTTCCATCTACCTACAAATAGATAACGGAATGGATTGCTAATCATATACCAAAATCTGGTATACCATCTTGCACCCGAAGTAATTGTAACACTTTCAGTGCCTTTATAATACAAATAAACGTTAGGACCTTGTCCATCCAAAAGTCCCCTTTGATTAACATCTTTTAAATCAAATTCTTCCATATTATGTATCTATATTTACTTTTAAATCGAACCTGTGCTTCCAAAACCACCCTCACCACGTTCAGTTTTAGAAAGTTCTTCGGCTTCAATAAAATTTATGTTTTTTCTATTTCTCAACTGTATTTGTAATATTCTATCGCCAACATTATATGGCGATAATGTTGGTATTATATGATAAAAAATTGCTTGATATTCGCCACGATAATCTTCATCACCAGTACCAATACAATTACTTAATATTAACCCTGTTTTGTGTATCGAACTTCTTGGTCTTAAATCGAGTTGTGTAAATTCAGGCAATTCCAATGCAAACCCAAGTCCATATTTAATTCTGCCATCACCCATATCTTCTCGACTTACAGCAAAAACATCATAGCAAGCATCCGTTTCAATTGTTTTTATTGGTGTTTTTGCGTTGGGGTGGACGTATTTAATTTTAACAATTTGCGTATCCAATTTCTTTTTGTTTTATTATATTTAATGTCAATAATTTTTTTGCTTTTTCGGGATTTTTACACCAAGTACATAAATCTTCCAACGAAATTTTATTATTACAAAATGCCCATAATGTTGCATTTCCAAAATTTTTATGTAACCATCTATGGTCACTCCATGTAATCAATACTAAATTTTCTTCCGAATTATTATTAATCTCACAATCTCTATGATGAACACAATAATTATTCGGTATTTCGTTAATGTTAAGATACTCAAAAACTACCTTATGATGTAATTTAATTCTTCCAAACTTAGGCAATCTATCCAATAAATATCCATTGTTTCTTTCAGCATTTCTAAAATTTGGATTATTTTCACCCAAATATGCTTTTCTTCTATATTCCGCAACGCATTTCGTTGAACAGAAATAACCTTGTGTCCTTTTATATCTTCTTTTTGATGATTCTTTTAAATGAAATGTTTTACCACATTCAGTGCAAACGGTATTTTTTTCACCACACAATTTAACATTTGCACATGCTTTTGAGCAATATTTTGCTTTATCACCACGACTATCAATTACTTGAAATGGCGTTCCACAAGTTAAACAAGTTTTATTTGTCATAGTATTATCATTTTTAGAATAAATACTCGGTGTTATTGAAAATAACAATAAACCCAATAATATTTTTCTAAAAATCCTCATTATCTATAATCTCCATTACCCTGTAAAGTACCTCTATCTCTTCGAGATTTAAGTTTTTCTATATTTTCTTGTGCTACTTGCTCTAAAGATAAACCAAGATTATCACAAAGTGAAGCCAAATACCACATTACATCTCCAATTTCAAGAGAAATTTCTTTTTTCGCTTCAGCACTTATATACCCACCATTGTCTCTGATGATTTTTTTGATTTTTCCTTGAACTTCACCCGCTTCACCAAGACCCAAACCATCATATGCTACTGCAAGCAATAATTTAACGTCTTCTGGTGTATCTGGATGCTCTTCGAGAAATTTATCCAAAGAAATTTTAAGAAAATTTGCTTCTTTTTGGTATTCACTAAATGTAGTTATCTTCATTCTCCCAATTTTTTAAAATCCTCAATCATTCCCATTATTTTATCTGCTTCATCGCCTCTTTCAATAGCACTTGTGACGTTTTTTACAAATTCATCTTCAATTGTTTTGGATAAATTTTCTAATTCCTCTGCTTTTTCAAGTGCAAATCTGGCTTGTGCGCCATTATCCATTTCAATTTGGGAGAATAGTGTGTTATTAATTGGATGTTTTGCATCATAATTACTTTTTTCAGCATAAAATTTCAATGCTTGTCTGAATAATTCAACAACATTTTGATTTTCTTCAAAATTATTCATCTTCCTCAATTTTATTTTCTTCGATTATTTGTTTTGCTTCAGCAATTTCTGTCGGGTAAAGAGTAAATTCTTTACGATAAGGATATTTTGAGTTGTTCCTTATGTTTTGATGAAAGAATTTGCCTTGAGATTCGGCATTTTCAAATTGCTGATACATGTCAGGAGAAACATTCTCATATGAGTATGTACCGCCTCTATTAAAAGCAATATAAAGTCGCTGTGCTTGATGAAAATATGTTGTTTTTAGGATGTTGTCTGAATCAAAGATGGCTTCAATATACCCCACGCTACCATCTTCATTTAAAACTTCTTTACGCTCTACTAACATTTTAAATCAATTAAGTAGGCAAATATAATGAATTAAGATTTAAAGTGCAAGAGTATTTATAGAAAAATGATTATATGTCACTTCCGAAAAAAGTTAAATTGACACTTGATACCAATCCCCCAAAGGTTGGTACTGAATATCTTAAATACGGCATGGACAGAATTGAAGAGTTAATGCGCCAAACAGATACCAAAACAAAGTATTTGCCAAGAACTATTGAACTCGAAGATTTAGACCAAGCACTTTTTGATTATGTCAATCGTGACGGAATGCAATTAACAATTGACAATAAGTTAGTTCCAACATTTTATCTTGATAATGACCGTTGGGGAGAATTTTCTAAGACTTGGAAGTTTATGGATAACGATAAAAACGTTCCCACTCCATACATTACAGTTAGACGTATTGATAAACAACCCGGTACACGTATTGGTAACAAATATCGTATTCCACAACCACGTAAATTCAGATATATGAACGTTCCAATATTGGATAATGGCGAAGTAATATACTTACAGTTTAAAATGCCCGAACCCGTGAACGTTGATTTAATCTATGAAGTAGCATTGTTTACCAAATACCGTGTTGATGTTAATCAATATGATGAACAAGTGTTGAGAAATTTTGCGTCCCGTCAAGAATATCTTTTCATTAAAGGTTCACCAATGCCATTGCATTTTGAAGGTTTTGCTGAAGCTAATCCAATTGAAAATATTGATGGTGACAGATTTTTTGTATCAAAATATGCTCTCAAAATCCTTGGTTTTATTCAGGATGAAAAAGAATTCGAAATAGTTAAAACAACAAGACAACCAAAAATTGGTTATATTGTGTAATATTTTCCATTAAGATAGTTGAATGTATTACCGCTTGGATAATCTTGGGCAAGATTCTCAAAGTTTTCAATTGTATCATTAACCCTATCAGTATATTGTTGATATGTGGTATATTTCAACTCTTTTGCATTTAATGTAAGCGATGATGCAAATGACGGTGTTTGGATTTCCCAAGTATTGTTTGCTAAATTCAACTTTGTTTTAAAATACATTCTTAGCGAAGTCCCTTCTGATTCATTATCTTGATTGTAGAAGACGTGAAGCTTGCCAATTTTTGCATTATAAAAACTGAATTTAGTGTATCCTGTTACAGTAGCACCTGTTTGTGAATTAATATATGATATCGGAATATACCAACGATAAAGCTCACTATTAGATGTTGGACTTATTAAATAAGTTGGACTGTTACCAATTTTTGCCAAATATGTTGTAAATATTTTATTTTGTTCATAAATATCATATGAATCGTAGTATTCTAAGATAAAAAAACTATTCTGTGCGCTGAGTGATTTATTGATAAGCTCAACACTTGTAAATCCCGGAATCGTAAAATTAATACCATATGAATCCAAAGTACTGTTATAAAATGAGAAATTAAGCGTTGTTGCATCATTGATTGCATGCTTAAATCTACGCACTTCGGTGTCAGTAACTGGATTGATTAAATCGTTTGTGGTTATTGTCGTTAAATTATCAATTTCCTGTTGAAAACCAGTAAACGCATCATGTAAACCCAATCTGATTTTCAGGTTTATTTCTTGATTTCTAAGTCTTATGGTTTCTTTCATTAACGACATGGCTTTCCAATATTATTAATATCATCTACAACGGGTGTTGTATTAATTTCTGTTGGTGCGCCAAATTTAAGCTGGCTAAATACCGCAAGAGTATTTGCGTCATTTAAATCTGGAACGATATCAAGTACAATTGTTGAAAACAAATATCTTTTCTTGTTTACAAACGGATAGTCCACACCAATTTCAGTCAAAGGGTCAATATATCCTTGTTCCAATATGTTTCTCCACACATAATTACCAGTTCCTGTTGGATACTCTGTTGCGTATGCTGGTATTGATGAAGTTTGTTCGTATGAAGTACCGCTTATATTAGCACCGTATGCTTGCTCAGTAAAATATCTTAATCTTAGTGGAATAAACGGATTATATTTCCATTGTAATCTTTTTATCGTATATCCATCCAAATATGGTGTTGAGATATAATATGTTTGTGGTGAAAATTGTTCCTGAAGGAATAATGCTTTTGAGTATTCAATTAAATCACCAATGTTTTCATTAATGCTTGTTCTGACAAAATCACCAATATTAAACGTTATTGGCGTAAATGAAATTTTGCTTGGAACTCCTGTTACCGACCATCTTGTGAATGAAAAATTTTCAGTTGGAATCGAAGCATTCTTATATTGTGCATATAAAAATAGTTCGGTTGCGGGAAAGCCAAACTCATCGAAATAGTCGGAAACATCAAAATCGGTATTGAAATTGAATGAGTATGCCTGTTCACCATATACGTTATTTGCAAAACCTATTGGAAATAACTCAAATTCGTTGGGTGTAGCAATTACTTGGAAATACCTTACGTATAGAATATCATTACTACCACTTGTAACGTGAGTGAATCCAGTATATGGTCTGACTAAATAGAAATCAAATGAATTTAAAATGTTTTTTGAATTCCCTGTATATATTGGTGAAAAATAGTGCTCAAGTTTCGTGTAATTATTTCTCAATCCATTTAAAATGGATAGATATTCAATCTTACCATAGATTCTATAAACAGCATTCGCTTCCCTTTCAATATTGAATTGTTCTGTGGCACTCAAGACGTTTCTTGCATCATATTCGTGCACCAAAGAACGTTTATTTGATAGCTCTATTTTCTGGAAAGTATCAACATCAACTGTCCTAATATTTTGCGCACTATGTAATAATATTTGTGTTTTTTCGTCCATATACTATAAATACCTTGAAAATTTTTTCTATTTTTTGTAACATTTTCAAATCCTTTTCGTATAAGTAGTATAATGTTTAACTAAAAACTGTAAAAAAATGAAAAAAGTAGCTTATTTAACAATGATGTTTGTCGCACTGACTCTTATGAGTTTCAGTTGTAGCAAAGACGATGATGACCCGATTGTTGATGAGGGTCTGATTACTCTTACCGAACTTGATGGTTCGTGGAACTTTCAGAAATATTCAAATACTGGTATTGCTGACATTACACCTGCCACTACGTGTGAAGACATTGCAATCAATCCAATAACCGTAGATAAAAGGTGGATTAAACTTAGTCTTAATATTCACAATGATGATGGTTATTATTGTGACCTTATTGACGCATGTGATGCACCAGTACTTAATAATAAACTGACGCTGGATGCTGTGAATGATGAAATCTCACTTGATAACGGACTTGTGTGGAAAATTAATAGTTATAATAAAACCACCAATGTTCTTGTTCTTAAACTACTTAAGCCTGTGAGTGATACAGATTATATTCTGGATGGTGGAACATATACGCTAAAAAAGCAATAAATTAAGACCCCTCAGTTGAGGGGTTTTTTTATGATACTATTCCAAGTAAATATAGATATTCGATACAATCTGCATCACCGAGACCCTTATAAAAATATGTTCTTGGGTCGGCTGAATTCGTGGGTATTCCACCTTCCTTACCACCATTCAATGGACAGGGTGTTCCCCAATTAAATGTAGGATTTGTTGGAACGTTAATTCCATTACGATATTTGTTAATTGTTAGTGCTTTTGGTAGAGTAGTATCGTTATCTTTAAATCCCTTTTTATTCGTTCCTTTCATTGTTTGTATGTCAGCCAATGGCACTTCAACAATATCTGTCCAATGTAAGTCTGAACGTGCAAAATTCTTCGTATTAAAATCGCCACCAGCAATTTCTTGTGTATTATCATACACATAATAGTTGTTCAATCCACCATCATCTTTTCTTTGTCTGGCGAAATTGGTAAATGTCCTGATACGTGAAATATATGAATAACCGTTAGTTAAGAATGGAGCATGAGGTAAATAAATACTTAAATTCAACCATTGAGCACCAAATGATTTATACCCACTTTGTACTGCAGAGTTTGATGGAAACTCATATGCATCATTTTCGGTGTAATCATCACCCATATTGTTGGTTAATATAATACCTGAATTCCAGAAATGGTTATAGTTAGCATAGTTTATTCTATCAACGCCCCAGAATCCATCACTGTAATTCATTTGACTATCTTCGTATGCATTATCATCGCCAGCGTCTTCTGATGCAAAGACTGTTCCATGAAATCTTGCAAAGCTATAAAATTTCGAGCTTTCAAACGTAAATGATTGTTTTCTCCAATTTTGGACATCTGTTGTTTGTGATGGTGAGTCTTCTTTAGTAAATGTGCGATTTCTTTCAGCACATTGTGGAAATTTTAATCTATACCTGAGTGCAACAACAGTAGTATTATCACCAATTGATGTAGTTGCATTAGCAGGTACATCATCATATGTGATTTCAAGGGTTATAAACCCTCTAAATTTGGTAAATACACCATTTGTTGAATTATCTGCAACTGATGTTTCATTTCCTAATTCATCAGTAATAACTCTACTTCTGTTACAATTAATAATAAAAACAAAATCCCCATCTCTCTTATACACAGAATATTCGCTTGGGTCTAATATTAACATTTGTGTTTTGGGGTCTACATTCCCCGCATCAATATCAGCATCTGAAACAGTGGATGGATAATAATATATTTTTTCGGTTATTTTACCAATTCTTTTTGTTGAAATACTGTTATTTAACCATCCATTATCTTTAATACGGTTTAGCTCGTTAATTTTCTTACCTGAATTCGTATCTTTTCCCCAGACAGTTTCATTACTATCAGTAAATGCGCTGCCGAAAACAACAAATGTATTAACTAAAACTGACCTAATTCTAAAGTCTTGACGTGTAATTCCAATCTCGAAATTAGTGCTGTCACCCCAGAATGGTATTACATCAACACTAATTTCCTGTGTTTCAATGTGTGGTAAATCGTTCAAATCATTGCTCGGTTTAATTTTACTGTTATTTTCTGTAAATAAATTTGGGGAATACCCTAAGTTAGTTACCATAGCAGCAGGGGTCATGGAATATTTACCAATATCGGTAATATCGACACTTAGATGAACGGTTTGTGTACCAACTGGAACACCAAAAATCATGTAATCGCCAGAACTATTGGTTAGTGCAGTATATTTGTAATATTTTTTATATACTTTGAGATAATTACTGTTTGTTACAATTTCCTCTTTAATCGGAAACGAACCAAATGGTTGCTTTGGTGAAACAACACCAGTATTTGGGTCTTTTTTTGAAACACGTGGCAATAAGTTATATCTTTTACCATCATTGTTTTTATCTCTGGGTGTTTTATATGGATAAATGCTAAAAATATCACCATCTTCCGCATCATCATCGGCTAATGGAATGAAAATACTGATTTTAGCGTTTGGAATGCCAATACCACCATTTGCTATTACTCTACCTACCAAAACGCCATAGTCTGCATTAAAATCTCTATACACGTCAGTAGTGTCAATGCTCATCGTAAGAAATTCAAGCTGGTTTATGTCCTGTTCGAGTTTTACCTTGACATATTTATCCGTGTTGGGATTATCAACATCCAAATAAATTCGCTGTGACTTATTCATGCAAAATTTGTTTTTCATAAATACTAACAATGAGAAATCCTTACTGTTGTAAAAAAATTTTTAAAAAAAATGAACTTTTTTTTTCGGGAAATTTGAGGATAAAAATTCCAAAAAATTAAAAATCTGGAAAAATTTGGAATAAAAAAATCCAAAAAAGTCAAAATTTGAATTTATGGACAAGAATGACAGGGAGATAATAATTGTACGAAATCGCCTTTTCAAATCTTTTTTAGTATTTATTTGAAAAAGATTGAACATCGAAAAAATAATAAAAATTAAAATAATTAAATAAAATGGCAGAATTCGTATTTACCTCACCGGGTGTAAAATTCAGAGAAAGAGACCTTACATTTGTTACACGTAACGTAGGTATAACAACTTTGGGTCTTGTTGGTGAAACATTAAAAGGTCCTGCATTTGAACCCGTATTCGTTCAGGACAAAACACAGTTCGCACAAAGATTTGGCGCACAAAGCACAAAGAGATTTTCGAGTGGTTTGCTTCAATATCAACTACCTTATGTAGCTAATGCATACCTTGAAGAATCTAATCAATTATATGTAACCAGAGTATTGGGATTATCAGGATATGACGCAGGTACTGCATGGAATATTGTTCTTGAAGCAGGTGTTGACCCTATGACAGTAACTGGCACAACTGTTACCACCGGAACAACACAATTTACCGATGGATATTTTCTCGGCACAGTTTCTGTGGGACGTGTTGGACAAACGGGCATTACTTTTCAGGGATTTCATAAATATGATTTAGCAAACGGCTTATTTAGCGGTGATTCATATGTATATGAAGTAAAATCGTTAACTGGAATTAGTGGTACTGTTGCTTACACAAAAACAGTAATAACGGGAGCTACTGGAGAATATGAAGATAAATATCAAAACATGGTACTCGCAGTAATTAGAAGTAGAGGATATGTTAAAGATAATGTGAATGCAAGTCCAGTTACAATATTTAATACCACAACATTAACACTACCCAGCTATAATCCTGCAGCAAGAACTGGTAATACCACAACAAACGGTATTGGTGATTTATTTGGTTCATTTAATTTGGTTGCAGCATCAGGTACATCAGTTGAAACCTATACTGTATCGTTAAATCCAAATTCAACCAGTTTCTTACCAAATGTGATTGGTTCAGAGCCAAAAGATAAAAATACTAAAATTTGGGTAGAAGCAATTTATGGTGACTTAATTAAATGGTTAGATTCTGCAGGTGATGAGTATCCAGAAGAATTAAGCAAATATGGTATTGGCGGTATTTCGGAGTATGGGTATGGAGTGAAAAGTGATTTACTTCTTTGTACAGAACCAATATATATTGATTATAAAACTCAGTTTAAAACTCCTGAGACTCCTTGGATTGTGTCACAGATAAAGGGTAGCAACGTTGACAGATTGTTTAAATTTATAAGCATTTCTGACGGTGATGCTGCAAACCAAGAAATTAAAATCAGCATTACTAACATTAAACCAGATACCTTGGAATTTGATGTTGTAATTCGT